AGCGGAGTTTGGTGTGCGAGCCGGGGACGTTGTCACAGCCGTCATCGGAGTCTTTCAACTCCTCGCACACGTCGCAGTAGAACATGCTCATTCTGGACGCTCCCACGAGAACACCCGCAGGGTGGGCTTGGCGAGGGGCTGCGCCCGTGAGGCGTACTCCTGGCGGAGGGCTTCGCGGGCGAGCGCTCCCCGGAGGGCGGGTGTGAGGTGAACGGTGCGGGCTGTGCGTGGTGAGGGGGTGGGCATGTGAGTGTTCCTGGCGTTGCGGGGCGTTAGGCCCCCTACGCCCTCAGCCCGGCCACGCTTGCGCGCTCCGGGCGTTGGTGGGGCTTTTAACCCCAAGGGCGCATGATGGTCTCTCCCGTGTGTTCTCCAATCTAGGAAGTATCCTAGGTTCTGCACCGCCTCAGCCTCCCAACGCGGGTGCGCGGGAGGCGTTGGGGTGGGAATGGTGGGAGGCGTTAGTCCTCCGGTATTTCCGCAAACTCATCACTGTCAATGATGGCCAGGGCAGATGACGTTGGAGACATGTGCATGTCCCAACACACCCTGCGGGTTAGAGAACACGTAACGTGATCCCAAGGCCACGTGGGCATGAAACGTTGTAGCTGCTGCGTGACGAGAATGTTCCACTCGCTGTGTGCGGACCAGCTTTGCTCGGAGCCGCTCACCCCTCCACCCCACACGCCCGGAGGAAGCGTTCGCGGTTGAACGCGGGGTTGGTGGCGCGGAGCTTCGCGGCCATCTCACGCGCGAAGAGTTCGCGAATGTGTGTCGCGTCCCCTTCACTCATCGCGAACGGAAGCTCTGTGTTCGCGATGCTGTCGGCGATGAGCACAAAGTGCTGCCTCGTCATGGTCATTGTCTTGTTCCTTCAAGTGCGGCGTGCTGGCCTCATCAGCGGGTGCGTGACACCCGGACGGGAGAGGGCTCCCGTTTCGGCCTTAGAATTTCAACACCTTTTCATATTGCGCAATGGCTTTTTCGGCTTCCTTAGCGGCGTCGAGAGTGGTTTGCCATGTTTTCACAGCTTTCTTGTCTCCCCGCGACAGCGCAGCGAGCAAGAAACTTTCCGTGGCTTCGACATCGGCGGTAAGTTGATTGTGAATTTCATCAATGGTCATTGTGCGGGTTCCTTCCCGTTGCGGCCCTGCGCCGCGTTGGTGTTGAGGTGAGAGTACGCCCTCATCCCTTGGTGTCAAGGGGGTTTGTGGGATTATTCCGCGTCGGGGTCCTCATCCCACATAGATTCCACGGGGGTGTCCACGATGTCCGTGATTTCCAGCTTCGGTCTCAACCCCGCTGGTTTGCGTCCGTTGGGGTCGCCATCATTCCATGACCATTCCCAATCCTTCGGCGCGGGGAGTGCGGCATTGAAGAACCAGCGGGGAGGGGTGAAGGGTTCGGGAGGAAGGCCAATGTTGCCAGGGAGCGAGCCTGTCCAAAAGAACGGATCAAGCTCCATGGCCCGCGCACGTTCAGCGTGAGTGAAGGCCGAGGGACCATGAATGGCCTTGGAATAGAACACCTCAAGCTCACTCTTATTCTTCCCAATCTCACTAAGCGGTTGCCCCGTGGCGATGTCGATGATTTCCAACTCATCAATGAGAACATGAGCGTGTCGCAACGTCACACACCATCCTCCCTCATCCGCGAGGGGGAGGCGTTGACACACAAGGTCGTCATAAGGTCCGCGTGCGAAGCTGTCGCGGACGACAGAATGTTCCATGATCTCTCCGCGCACCTTGGCGTCCAGGCGACGCATTCGAGCGCGGAGGGAGGTGAAGGATTGTTGGAAGCTGCGGGCCTTGAGGGCGCAGGCGCTCATGGGTGTGACGGCATCAACGCGGTAATTGATGGCGATGCCGTCAGGGCTCATGAGCGCGGCGTCAGCGGCCTTGCGCACGGTCTCGTAGTTCGGGCTGTAGGATCGGGATTCGGCCATGGGCGGGCTCCGCTGGGGCTGCGCCGGGCTTGTGGCGCGAGGGGAGCGGAAGCGTAGCGCAGGGCGGTAGGCGATGCAAGCCTGTGGGCGCGTAGGCTGACGCCGAGAGCGTGACGGATAGGCACCGTAGCTACCGTCACCAGTCGTGCGTCAGGGGTCCGTGTGACTGAGAAAGGGCTTTGTTCTCTAAAAGTTCTACATACACACAATATATATATAATCAAATCACGTTTTTGAGAGGGTGGGGGGGGGGGTCCAGGCCCACGACTAGTGACGGTGCCTACGGTGGGTATTCCTCACGCATCCACCACGCGCCCACAGAGCCCACACTCCTACACTCAACGCAAAAGCCCCGCAGTCATCCCACGGGGCCTCGGCTCGCTGCGCTCGGGAGGAATGCGCTATTGCACAATCCCTCCGTAAACCCTGCAATACCTCCACCTCTCTTGGTCACACGACCAAAAACGTACAATCCGATGCGCTGCACGGGTTCGAGGAGAAAACTCCCGCAAGCTGGCGCGCGCGGCCTTCAGTGTGTCAAAGATCATATCGGCAACCTCCAATGGTTTGCTGCAAGGAACATCACGACAACCGCAATGCCCCGCATTTCATTCAACACCAACGCGATGATGGCCGCGCGGCGCATCACTCATCCTCACCGTAAGCTGAAGGAATGCGCTTGCCTGTGTGAGCACAAACTAAGTCTGCGTCTTCATAGTTGATCTCAATTCCCACAATCCGCCATTGGCTCATGTGGGACATGTCAAGCATGTCCGCGCACACTTCCCGGAACCGTTCACGTACAGCTTCAAAGCTCAAAGCCTCTGCGTCGGCTGCGATGAAATACAAGGGATAACCGCCAAGACTTGTGTACGCGCCATTGCGCAGAGCTTGCTTCACTTCGGCGAGGGATTGGATCGCAGGCATGTGTGCCTCCTGTTGATGTCTGCAACCCCTAAACACCCGTTCTCTGCGCCCGTCAAGCCCTTCATAGTACGAATGTCCACCTCATTGCGAGCGTGAGAGCCCATGATTATGCGAAATCCTTTGGCCCAAACCGTGAACACCAACGAGTGCCCACCTCACCCCTTAGGACGATTTCGTGAGGTGCGCCCGAGGGGGTGGCCCCCGCCGGATACCCCCCGTCACGCGAGGGAGGAGGCCCCTCTACTATGTGCTCCCGGTTGGGCCTAAGCCATACGAGGAATGCCAACGCCGCCCGGCCTCGGGCCGACTCATTCTAGACCGCGCGCCTGCGCCCGCCCGCGCGCGTGCCACAACTGCGGCGAAGTGTCAATCCCCGGCCCGCAGCCCCATTCCGCCCTTGCGCCAACCCGCGAACTCCCCCACAGTGCCGGTTGACCTCAGGCCCTAGCCGTAATCCTGGGCCCAGCCCGCCGCTGAACCATACTACCCCAACGAGGCCCGACATGGACATCGCGTTGACCTTGGGAGCGGCAGTGGCCTTTGGAGTCTCCGTGATGTTGGTGTTCTGGTGGGCCTTGGGGCCGCGCTCGTGACCGACATCCCCTCCCTCACCGACGCCGAGTTCGAGGCCATCATGGCCGGGCCGCAGGGCGGGGGGTTCCCTCGTGGGGGCGGCACGCGTGCTAAAGTCCTCCCCGAAGAGTTCATGACCGAATGGGGGCCGTTGGACGAGTCCCATCTCGCCGCCTACTCCACCCACGTCGCCACAGGAGCCTCCGTGGGCTACGAATTCACCCCACTCAAGGCCATCCGCAACACGCACCACCGCGCCGCCCAACTCCTCGCGATGGGCATGGATGAAACCAAGGTCGCCCGGCTGTGCAACTATTCCGTCACCCGCATTTCCAACCTCAAGGCCGATCCCGCCTTTGAGGAACTCCTGGCCTACTACGCCGCTGGGGTGGAGGAAGAGTTCGCCGACTTCGTCACCGTGGCCGCCAACCTCTCCATGGACTTCCTGGGCCGCCTGCAAGAGATGCTGGACGAGTCCCCCGAGAAGTTCACCCCCACTCACCTCATGGAGGCCGTGAAGCTCCTCGCCGACCGCACGGGCCACGCCCCGGTGCAGAAGACCCACAACGTCAACGTGAATGTGGACCTCGGCACCCGCCTCAAGGCCGCGCGGGAGCGGGCCAACGCCGCCCACATCCAGGCCCTCCCCGATGCGTGACGGCCCCAACTACGACGCCATTCTGCTTGAGGAACTCGCCTCCTACGCCTGCCGCCCTCGCGCGTTTGTGCGGTGGGCATTCCCCTGGGGGGAGGCGGGTTCGGAGCTCGAAAAGCGCACCGGCCCCGAGAAGTGGCAGGACGACCTTCTCGCTCACATTGAGGCCCAACTCCTCGCCGGCCTCCGCAACGAAACCCAAATCATCTCCGAGGCCCTCCAAATCGCCGTGCGCAGCGGCCACGACATCGGCAAGTCCGCCCTCGTGTGTTGGATTGCTTGGTGGGCGCTCTCCACCCGCGAGGACACCAAAGGCGTCATCACCGCCAACACCGAGAAGCAACTTCGCCTCAAGCTTTGGGCGGAGATGTCCAAATGGGGCCGCCTCTTCATCGCCCGTCAGTTCTTCAAGACCACCGCCACGAGCATTCAAGCGAGCGACCCCGACCGCGAGAAGGAGTGGCGCATCGACGCCATCCCTTGGTCCGAGGACAACCCTGAGGCCTTCGCGGGCCTCCACAACTACGGCAAGCGCGTCCTGGTCATCTTCGACGAGGCCTCCGGCATTGTGGACAAAATCTGGGAAACCATCGACGGGGTGATGAACGAGAAGGACACCGAACTCCTGTGGATCGCCACGGGGAACCCCACCCGCAACGTGGGGCGGTTCCGGGAATGCTTCACCCCCGAAGGCCAGGGCCAGTTCTGGCACACCTTCAAGGTGGACTCCCGCGAGGTTTCCTTCACTAACAAAGAGCGCATTGAGCGGGCCATCGCCCTTTGGGGTGAGGACTCCGACTACATCAAGGTCCGTTGGCTTGGGGAGTTCCCCTCGTCCAGCGCCGCCCAACTCATCCCCTCCGACGACCTTCGCGCCGCCATGAACCGCGCCCCACAGTCCCTCTACGGTGAGGCCCTCATCATGGCCGTGGACGTGGCGCGCTACGGGGACGATGAGTCCGTCATCACCTTCCGGCGGGGCAAGGACGCCCGCACCATCCCCGCCCTCCGCTACAGAGGTCTGAACAATGTGGAGCTGGGCAACCAAGTCGCTACCCTTATGGGTGTGCATTCTCCTGATGCTGTGTTCGTTGATGGCGGCGGTGTTGGTGGTGGGGTTATTGACTTCCTCCGGCATCTCGGTCACAGCCCTGTGGAAGTACAGTTCGGGTCCGCAGCCAGTGTCCCGCTAGGGGGCGAGCGCGCCGCCAACAAGCGCGCGGAGATGTACTTGAGCTTCCGCACCTGGCTCCGTGAAGGCGGCTGCATCGAAAACTCCCAAGACCTCCTCAAGCAATTCCTCGCCATCGAATACACCCACTCCAAGGCGAAGAACATGGGGGACGCCATCGTGCTCACCCCTAAGGAGGAGATGGAGGACAGCCCTGACTGGGCCGACTCCCTCGTAATGACATTCGCCTTCCCTGTGAGCGCCAATGCCTGGAAGGGCCGCACGCAGGTCAAGGTCGAATACGACCCCCTCAGCCCCGAGCGCCTCAACGCCTCCTGGGGCTCCAACGCCCCCGCACCGGCTTGGGCCGCCCTCCCTCAATACCAAGCCGCTGTGAGGCACTGATGGGCACGCTCGCCGCCATTGGCTCGACCATTGCCTCCGCCGCCACAGCATTGGGGGGAGGAGCCGCCGCTACGGGTGCGACAACTGCCGCCGCAGGGGCCACTGCTGCCGCAACTGCCGGGGCCACCGCCGCCACAACTGGTGGCGTCCTCGCTGGCCTCGGAGGCACAACCGGCGCAGCTCTCACCTCTGTCGCAGGCCTCGCCCCCACTACTGGGGCCATCGCCGGTGCTAGTGGCGTTGGAGGGAGTTCCTTCCTTGGAGGCGCTGCCTCCCTCGCAGGCAAAACCCTCCTGACCGCAGGCCTCACAGGCGTGGTGGGCAAAGCCCTCGCCCCCAAGCCTCCCAAGGCCCCTGAACCTCCCAAGCCCCCCCAACTCGGTGCGGGGCTGTTCAGCGGGGGGGCGTTGATTGGCTCCGGCGAGGGTACGGCCAACGGCACGTCCTTTGTGAACTCGGGCGGGGCCAAGGCCCTCGGCACCTCGGGTGGGGGCCGTAAAACCCTTGGCTGACCTCGCCCGCATTCCCCCGCGCACCCTCAACGCGCTCTCCTCGTGGTGCTCCAACCGCATGGAAACCATGCGTGGGTATCGCCTCCCCTGGTGGACGCATTGGGCGCAGCTTGCGGAGATGTACCTCCCTCGCAGGTACAGGTGGTTCGTGACGGCCAACCAGTACAGCCGTGGAAGCCCCCTCAACCAAGCCATCGTAGACGAGACAGGCCTCCTCGCCGCCCGCACCCTCGCCACGGGCCTCCTCTCCGGCCTCACCTCTCCCACCAAGCCCTGGTTCCGCCTCGGCCTCGCGGGTGTGGATGACCTCCCCGAAGGCCCCGCGAAGGAGTGGCTGGCCGAATGCACCAACCGGATGCTGGCCGTCTACGCCAAGTCCAACTTCTACCAGTCCCTCGGCACCGCCTACCATGACCTAGGGGTGTTCGGCAGCGCGGCCCAAATCCAGTATGAGGACCCCGACGATGTCATCCGGTTCTACAACCCCTGCCTCGGTGAGTTCTTCTTCGGTCTGTCCAACCGTCTTCAAGTTGACACCCTTTACCGGGAGTACACCTATACCATCTCCGAAGCAGTTAAGGAGTTTGGGCTGGACGCCCTTAGCGTGTCCTCCCAACAGTTGGCTAAGAGTGCCGCCTCCCAAGACACCGAAATCGTAATCGGCCACGCCATCGAGCCCAACACGGTAGTCTACGAGGGGGGCCAGCCCTGCGGCTACGCCGTCCCCGCCTCCATGCCCTACCGCGAGGTCTTCTGGGAGTCCACCACCAACGCCGGAGCCCAAAATCGTGGCTGGGTCATCCGGTGCAACGGGTTCCGTGAGCGCCCCTTCGTGGGCCTCCGCTGGGACGTGACCTCCAACGACCCCTACGGCCGCAGCCCCGGCATGGACGCCCTTCCCGCTGTCCGCCAGCTCCAAATCGAGCAGCGCCGGAAGGCCGAGGCCATCGACAAGATGGTGCGCCCCCCGATGGTGGCGTCGGTGAGCATGAAGAACGAGCCGATGGACATCCTGCCGGGAGGCGTCAGCTACGTCGCCGACCCCGCAGGCTCCGGCTTCAAGCCCGCCTTCACCGTTGAGCCCCGCATTCAGGAGATGATGAACGACATCATCGAGGTCCAGTCCCGCGTCGGTGAAGTGTTCTTCGTCCCCCTCTTCCGCATGATTTCCTCGGAAAACAAAGTCCAGACCGCCACCTGGGTGGACGCGGCGAGGGAGGAGAAGCTCATCCTCCTCGGCCCGGTGATTGAGCGTGTGGAGAACGAGGGCCTTGATGAGATCATTGATCGCACCTTTGCCATCATGTCACGCCGAGGTCTGTTCCCTGATCCGCCTCCTGAAATCGCCGGACGGCCTGTCAGCATCCAATACATCAGTATTCTGGCCGAGGCCCAACGCGCGTCCAGCACCTCCTCCATTGAACGTTGGCTCCAACTCTGTGCGGGCCTCGTCGCCGTGAAGCCCGATGCCATTGACAACATCAATGTGGACCAAACCATCCTGCGCTATGGGGACCTGCTGAACATCCCCCCCGACCTCAACAACCCGGATAAGGTTAAGGCCGCCATCCGCCAGGGGCGCGCACAGGAGCAACAGGCTCAAGCCGCACTGCAAGTGGGAGCCGAGGCCGCACAGGGGGCCAAGACCCTCAGCGAAACCCAAGTCGGACAGGGCGGTGGTTCCGCCCTCGACGCCATCCTGGGGACCGCAGGCTGATGGCTAGCGCAGTCAACGAGAAGGCCATCCGCGAGCGGGACAAGCGCATTGCCGCCGACCGGGAAACCGACCGCACGGTCATCACGGCGCTGATGTCCACCCCCGATGGCCGCCGTTGGGTGTGGCGGCAGCTTGAGGCCGCGCAGATGTTCACCGGGGATGAGGGCGTTGACCCCTACCGCCTCGCCTTCGAGAAGGGTCGCCGCAACGCGGGCCTCGCGCTCTTGGCCTCCGTCACCCGCCTCACCCCGGACATGTACGTCCGAATGACCAACGAAAACACCAACACCACCATTCAGGAAGAGAGCCCGTCCGATGAGTGAAGTCAACACTCCCCCAGCCGATACCCCTAGTGCCGTTGCCGCCTCCCTCTACCCCGATGGTGGGGCCGCTGCCGGTGCGGCTGAGACGCCCATCGCGCCCGTTGGTGAGGGTGCGGCGACGACCCCCGACGCGGACACCACGGGCGGGGCGGACACTCTCTCCGGCTCCGAAACCGCCGCCGCCGCTGGCGCTGACTCCCTCCCCGGCTCGGACACCCAACCCGGCACGGACAGCGTTGTGGGGAGTGAAAGCCTGAGCGCCGACTCCTACACCCTCTCCCTCCCCGAGGGTTTTGTGGCCGATGACGCCCTGCTGGGCTCCGCCAAATCCCTTTTCGCCGAACTCGGCATCCCTGCCGACAAGGCCCAGCCCCTTGTTGACTTCTACGCGAAAGCGGCCACCGACGCCGCCGCCGCAAACGCCGCCGCCTTCACCGCTCAACAAACCGAGTGGTTGGCGGAAATCAATGCCATGCCGGAGTTCCAGGGCGAAGCGAGAGCGACCTCCCTGCAAGCCATCGGGCGGGTGTTGGATGAGTACGGTTCCCCGGAGGCCAAGGCCGCTCTGGATGCCTACGGCATGGGCAACAATCCCGCCCTCGCCCGGCTGTTCCACAACGTCGCCAAGGCCCTCTCCGAGGGGACCATTGTTCCCGCCTCCCGCCCCGCTGCCGGTGCCCGACAGGCCCCGCGCTCCGTGGGCGAGATGCTCTATCCCTCCACCCAACCCAACTGAGGAATAACCTCCTATGGCCACCATCACTCCCGGAGTTTTCACCTACTCCGAATGGGCGATGCGGATGGACCCGACTGGCAAGATCGCCACGATGGTCAACCTGCTCTCCCAAGAAAACGGCATCCTTGATGACGCCCTCGCGGTCGAATGCCAATCCGGCAACGCCTTCGAGTTCACCCAAGTCGTCAAGCTGCCGACCCCCAGCCGCCGCTCCTACAACCAGGGCATCGCCGCCACCATGGCGGGCGTGGCGAAGCAGGTCCAAACCTGCTCCGAGTACGCCGACCTGTCCAAGATCGACGACTCCCTCGCGCGCCTGGGCGGCAACCTCTCCGAACTGCGCGGCACCGAGGACATGCTCCACATGCAGGGCATGTCCCAGCTCGTGGCCTCCGACCTCTTCTACGCCAACAACGCCACGAACCCCACCTCCTTCACCGGCTTCGCGAACATCTACAACACGGTCACGACCTCGACCTCCAACATCGCGAACAACGTGATTGACTGCGGGGGCACCGGCTCGACCAACGCCTCCATGTGGCTCATCACTTGGGGGCCGCGTCAAATCCACACCATCTTCCCCAAGGGCATCCCCGCTGGGATGCAACACCGGGACGTGGGGCTGCTGCCGGTGCTGGACGCCGGGGGCAACACCTTCATGGCGTGGCAGACCTGGATGCAGTGGAACATCGGCCTCGCCATCCACGACTGGCGCTATGCCGTACGGGCCTGCAACATCGACGTGACCCTCTTCGGCGGCGGCTCGGCCCCCAACCTCATCGCCATCCTCGCCGCGATGGTGATGAAGCCGCCGGTGATGCCCGCTGGTGTGGGTCCGGTGCAGACCTCGGATGTGCCCAGCGTCACCATCGGTCGCTCGGCCATCTACGTCAACCGCACCGTCTATCTCGCCCTGGACCTCCAAGCCCAGGACAAGACCAACGTGCTGTTGCAGATGCGGGAGTGGGACGGCCACACCATCCTCTCCTACCGTGGCATCCCCATCCGCATCGTGGACGCCCTCACCAACTCCGAAACCCGCGTGGTCTAGGCCCTTCCTGAAAGGAACACCGTCCCATGTTGGACGCGACTCAAATCTTCGACGGCACGCTCCCCAACACCGGCGTCGCCATCACCACCACCCGCGTGAGCACCAACGTCCTCGACCTCCTCACCGCCCGTGACTTGGGCGCTGCGGAGTACCTGGGCATTCACGTGGACGTGCTCGCCACTTTCACCTCCACCCAATCCGCCACTCTCACCGTGGACTTCGAGGTGTGCGACACGGCGGGGGGCTCGTACCTCAGCATCCTCTCCTCGCCGATCATCCCCAAGGCCCAACTCATCGCGGGGACGAGCATCTTCCGTTACGCCCTCCCGGTGAACCAAGTCCTGAACGCCACGGCGGGCATCCTCAAGGCCCCCGGCCAGTACGTCCGCCTCAACTACACCGTCGCCACCGGCCCGTTCGACACCGGCACGGTGATGGCGTACCTCACCCCTCGGGTGGACCGCAACGCCTTCTACTCCTACCCCAAGAACTACACCGCCGCCGTTGCGGCTGGTGAACTCAGCTAGGAACCAAGCACATGACCCCGCAGGACGAAATCCCCGAATACAAGGTCCTCACGAACTCCTTCTTCGAGCCGGATTGGGTCGCTGCGGGGTCGATTGTGCGCACGTGGGCCACTCCCGGCCCGCACCTCGACCCCCTCAACGACGCTGCCGAGGCTGCGATGGAGGCCTGGTACGCCGAGGAGGTGGACGAAATCGACCCCAAGACCAAGCAGCCCACCGGCAAGCGCATTCGCCCGCATGAGCACTACCGCATTCGCACCTACGAGGCGGGGGAGAAGTTCACCCACCAAGTGGTGAGTGGGCCGAAGGCGGATGATGTGGGCTCCCTCTCCCTCAGCGAAACCATGGTGAAGAAGTCCACGGACCAGCGTCCGCCGCCGAGTGCCACCCGCTCGCGGGCCAAGGTTGCGGCTCCTGAGGAGGCCCCGAAGGCTGAGGTTGTGGTCGCGGCGGCTCCTGCCACTACCGCCCAACGGGTGTCCTAATGCCTGCCGTCTCCAACCGCCGCAAACTCTCCGGCACGCGGATATCCTCCGCCACCACCACGTTGGTGAAAACCGGCCCCGGCCTCTTCGCCCGTGTCATCATCGACACCCCCGTGACCACCAACACCTTCACGGTGTATGACGCCCTCACGGCCACCGGCACCCCCATCTCCATCATCACCGTGAGCGGGGCGGTGCCGGTGACGTTGGACTTCGACATCCCCTTCCAAACCGGCCTTTGCGTGGTGTCCTCGGGCACCTCCGGGGCCGTGTTTGCCTTCCAATAGGAGCGCCCAATGGCCGACCCCTCCTCCATCGCCTCCGCCTTCATCGCAGGCCCGACCCTCACCGCCGACGACATCGACGTGGACGCCGACCTGATCCCCTACTTCCGCGCCAACGGCGACGGCACCTATACCATGTGTGTGGTGAGCCCCGCCGACCTCTACACGGCCATGAGCGCGTGAGCGACCCCGGCTCGATCTCCTCCCGCTGGTTGGCGGGGCCAAAGCTGGGTGCCGCTGCGTTGAACGTTGCGGCGGATGTCGTGCCGGTGTTTGGGGTGCAGGAGGGCAACACGACCCCGGCTCAACTCTACATAGCTATGAACCCCACCCCTTCGGGGGATAACCGAGTCACGATGGGCGGCGACAATCGCGTGACCCAGAGTGGCAGTCAACGCATCACGGAGTGACGCGACATGGTCGATAAGACAATCCCCGATCTGCCGGACGCGACTGCTGCGTTGCTGGATCATCCCTTCGAGAGCGTCGAGGGTGGCGTGAGTGTTAAATTGTCCCTCGCGCAGATGCGGGGGGTGGCCGTGGTTCCCGTCACCACAGGAGCGGCCCCTGTGGACGTGGGGCCGGACAGCTTCATCGCCTTTGTCACGAGCGGGGGTACTGCGGGTGCGGAAGTCCTCAACATTGTAAACCCCTCCCTAAACATCGACGGGTATTTCAATGTCGATTACATCGGCTCGCGGATCACCGTCATCATGGCGGCGCAGACGGACCCGGCCGATGAGGTCCACATCACCCTCGCGGGGTCTGCGGACGTTGACCTCTTCCCGGTGGGCTTCGTTCTGGCGGGAGTCTCAGGCGTCACGGACGTTTCGCTGCAATACCTCGGAGCCGCTGCGAGTTTCGTGTGGGTTGGTGATAGCTGGAAACTGGACTTCGCCTACACCAGCCGCAACTACAACGCGACGAGTGTCTATGCCAACATTGGCATGAGCGCGGGGGCGACCCAAAACATTGGGATCACTGCGCAGGCCGGGGATGTCACGGTTGAAAGCTTCACGGGCGACATCAACACGACGGCGGTCAACACGACCGTGGTCGCCACTGGGTCGGGTGCGATCACCCTCCAATCCGACCTCGGTGCAATCAACATCGACCCCCAAAACAGCTTGGTGAAAATCCTCAGCATCCCCTCTTCCGACCCCAGTTCCTCCGGCGCACTCTACCAAGTCGCAGGCGTTCTGCACATTAGTCTCTAGCCCAGGACTGTTGGTTGATGTCCCTCGACTTCGGCTCCATCTCCGCGCGCTGGCTCATCGGGGGCCGTCGCTCGGCTGCGCAACTCAACATCACCGCAGACATCCTGCCCGTCTTCCGTCCTGACGGGCAGGAGGAGCAAACCCTCCCCGAGGACATGTTCAACGCCATGGGCGGAGCCAAAATTCCCCGCAACATCGTCGCCCCGGTCATCTCGGGCACGCCTACCGAGGGCTTCACCCTCACCTGTACCCCTGGTACGTGGGCCAACCACCCCACCCTCATTCAGTACCAGTGGAAGGCCGATGCGGTCTCGCTCCCGGGGGCCAACGCCTCCTCTTTTCCCCTCACCGCCGGGCAGGTGGGGAAGGTCCTCACGTGCGCTGTGACCGCCACCAACGCTAAGGGCAGTGCGGGGAAGCTGTCCAACGCCTTGGGGCCTGTGGCCGCCGCCGCGCCCAGCGCGCCTGTTTGCACCGTTCCGCCGGTGGTGAGCGGCACCGCCACGGTGGGCCAAACCCTCACCCGCACTACCGGCACCTGGACCGGCTCCCCCACCTTCACCACCGTTTGGCAGCGGAATGGGGTGCCTATCCCCGGCGCAACAGCCTCCACCTACGTGCTGGTATTGGCGGATGCGGGCGCGCTGGTGGGGGCGGTGGTCACAGGCACGAACATCAGCGGCTCTGCCTCAAGCGCCAGCAACACCGTAGGCCCTGTTGCCCTTGCGGGTTCCAAACTCGCCCCCAGCGCGCAATGGGGCGCGAGCAGCGGTGTGGCCGGAAGCGGCTTCGGAGGCTCCAACCCCGCAGCGCCCGTTGACCCCGGTGTCGGCCTCGGCCAACCCTGGTGCCGCGCCCTCTTCCTCAACTGGGACACCGTCACCTCCGATTACGTGGTGGGCTTCGATGCTGGGGCTTGGAACGACACGCCCGGCGACACCGACCTCGACCACATGGTCTTTGCCTTCGAAGGCAACACCCTCACCGTCAACGCCCCCTCCCGCCACGACTACACCGACGTGAACGGCAACGCCCGGTGGACCTTTGGCTATCAATGTGTGCTGGACTATGCGGCCTGGCTTGCCCTCGCCCCCAACGGCACCGCCCAACTCTACGTTACCGCCGTGCCGAAGAACCCCGCCCTCAACTCCCGCGTGATGGGGCCGTACACCCTCTACGCCCGCACCTCGCGGTTTAGCGTGAAGAAGACCGTGGGGGTCAGTGGGGACTACCCCACCCTCAAGGCCGCCCTCACCTACGCCGCGAGCGTGAGCGGCACCCAACGGGTGAACATCGAACTCATCGACACCGCCGATTACCCCTGGGACACCCTCGACACCGACTTCTCCAACGCCAAGTGGTGGACGGTGATCACCGCTAAGGCCGGGGTGACTGCGACGCTGGGGGATGGGTCCAAGGCCCTCACCCAGCCCGGCTACGCGGGCATCCAGGTCGAGGGCGCGAACATCAACTTCGACATCGCCAAGCTCGGGTACAACCTCGCCTCGGCCTACCGCTTCTCCAACGGGGGCAACTCCCGCCTCGCCCTGGTGGGCGTCAACGGCCCCTACTGCGGGACGATGAACCCCGCGCATGGGGGGAGTGGGGCCGGCGCTGCGGCCCTCATCAACGGCAACCAGACCGACCAATTCTGGGTGGGGGGGAATGACCCATTCCCCTCGTGGAACCTCTACTTTATCGACTGCGCCGCCCACGACCTACCCGGTTACGGCCTCTCCTTCTGCGCCCTCCGCCTCAACTCCACCCTCGATGGGTGCAGCGGGAGTGACAATGAGTTCGCCCAGTGCGTGCATGGGGGGTGGAGTGCGCAGGTGGGGGGTTACTACAGTGGGCTGCGGACTGAGCAGGGCGCGTTCGACCTCACCGGGCCTGTGGGCTCGGCGTATGAGAAGATCGGGGCCAACGGCCGCAACGGCTCCTTCGCGGTCTACGACATCGCGGCCAACTCCACCCCCACCCACTCCGTAGCCATCACCGACACCACGACCGTTGAGGCCGTGATCGCCGTTATCAACACCTGGTCCGGCTATCACGCCACCCCCACCGCCTCCACCAACGCCCTTGCGGCGCAGTACATCTCCCGCGCGGATGTGCCCATCTACGCCGCTGTACCGAAGACCACGCTCGTTGGCACCGCCCACCTCACTCGCATCGCAGACATCCACGCGGACCAGATCGTGTGGTACGACTCCGGCTCGCCCATCACCGTCTCCAACCGGGCCATCCGCTTCTTCGAGAATAGGGAATCCGTGGGGACCTCGTTCATCTCGGTCCCGTCGAGCATCACAACCTTGCAATCCATAGGCCTGCGGAACCTCTCCAACCAAGACCTCAGCGCGAGCTTCGGTGAGCCCACCCAACCCGGCATCTTCGCAGGCCCCCACAAACATGTGGTGGTGGAGTTTATGTCCAACACCAACCCCTCGGGCAACATCTTCTCCGGGACCTACGACGCCTACTGCGCCGTGGACCACACCGCAGGCCCGCTCGCATGGAACGGGGCTCCCGCCGCCAACCTCCAATTCACTTCCATCGCCTCCCCTAGTCTGCCGAGTGGGGCCGACGCCAACTCCAAAACCGTCTCCGCCACCCAGACGCTTCTCTACACCGCCCCCAATGCCGACCCCCCCGACTTCACCCCCCTTTCGCCCCTCACGCTCACGGACCTCTCCTACGCGGGGCGGCTCAGAGCGAATGGGACGGAGCAAGGAACTTGAGCCTCGTTCATTCCACCCGCCGGAGTCGCCTACTGTGAAGATCGACCCTATCACCTCCGTTAAGCCCACGAACTCCGACCTTGCTCGGGGGTTTAATCAAATCCATGCGTGTTTGGAAGATCACAAAGACACCACCGAGGCGAACTTCCGGGAGTTGAAGGAGGCCCTCGGCCTCACGGGGGGGAAGCGGGAGGTGGCGGGTCTGTCCAGTCCTATCGTGGCCTTCTGGCGTACCACTGGGGCCTCAGGCCTCTCCTTCGCGGGCCTGTGGGTGGTGTATAAGTTCCTCGTAGTCAACTGGCCGAACATCTCCGCCCTCATTCACGGGGTGAATGCTGGCATCGTCGCGGGGAAATTCTAGTGGCCCAAGGCTATGACCGACCCCTCACGCGCACAGGCACCCCCGCCCAACAACGGCAGGCCCTCGGCTACATCCCCGCACGGGCGGCTGCTGCTGCGAGCGGTGGGGGCGTTGAGGTGTCGGGCGGCGACGCCCCCGTCATCAGCCTTGAGGCCTCGGGCGTCACGCCGGGGACCTACGGCGATGCCACCAACGTGGCCCAAGTCACCTTCGACGCCTTTGGCCGCGCCACAACCGCCGCTGCCGTCCCCATCACTTTCCCCGTAGGGGTGGCCGTGACCTTTGGCACCGGCGCTCCTGCCTCCCCCGGTGTGACCGAAGGGGACCTCTACTTCGACACGACCCTGGCGACCTACGTCGGGTTTGTTTGGCATTCTGCCGCATGGAACCAATTCTAGGAGCACTGCGCTATGGACGACAAGATGAATGCCCTCGCCGCCACGGGCGCTTCCCTCACCCGAGCGGGCGACCTTTCCGAACGCGCCCAGGCCGAAGGCGTGTACACCGTGGAATGCGTGCGGGATGGGGAGGTCATTTGGCGGGATGAATTCCTCAACACCGTGATGACGGTGGGGAAGAACCTGGCCCTGGACACCTTCCTGGCAGGGAGCGCCTACACCGTCACCGGCCCGTTCATGGGCCTCATCAGCTCCTCGGGCTACTCCGCCATCAGCGCCGCCGACACCATGGCCTCCCACGCGGGGTGGACGGAGGCGGGCAATGCCAATGCCCCAACCTACACCGCCCCCCGCAAGACCGCCGCGTGGTCCGCTGCGTCCGCTGGGGCGAAATCCCTCAGCGCCGCCCTTGCCTTTGCCATCACCGGCACCGGCACCATCAAGGGGGCCTTCATGGTCTACGGCACCGGGGCGGTGAGCACCATTGACAACACCTCCGGCACGCTGTTGAGCGCCGGGCTGTTCTCTGGCGGGGACCGTGCGGTGCTCTCCGGGGACACCGTCAACGTCTCCTACACCCTGAGCCTCTAAGCCCCGATGTCCTTCGTTCTCGCTGCCGCATACTTCACTCTGTCCGGCACGACGGTCACTCTCGTGGCCAACAAGAACGTTGCCTCCGTGGTGCGGAACTCCACGGGCCAGTATACCATCACCTTCACCTCGACCCTCTCCACCGCGAACTATATGGTGCTGGCGACCGCTCGCGCGGCAGCCTCCTACACCGAGGCCTTGGAGTGCGCACCCTCCCGCAACACCACCAGCGGGAAGAATGCGTACTCCACCTCGGCGTTGGATGTGGTGTGCTACGGGCCGGGGGACTCGCCAGCGGTGGCCGAGGCCGAACGGGTGTGCGTGCTAGTCATCGACCCCTCCACGGCGGATGCGGATGCGGCGGCCCTGTGGCAGGACCCTGGGGGTTCCCTGACCCTCCTCTCCGCCCTCAATGCCACAGTCACCAGCCCCGGCACGGGACTCTACACCGTCGCCTTCACCTCCGCCCTTGCAGACGCGAACTACTCCGCGTTCTGCGGGGCGCGGTATCCCAACGGTGCGGGGGAGCAAACCCCCATCAGCAACGGGAACCGCAATCCCACAGGGAGTAACAACCTCCACACCACCAGCGCCTTCTCGAACTTCTGCGGGAATAACAACGGGGCGTTCGGCCCCTCTAGCGTGCAATACGGTGGGGTGTTCGTTCGGAAGGCCTCGCGCTCTAGCGCGGGGGTGCTGGCCGCTGTCCGCTTCTCCGTCTCCGGCTCGACCTGCACAATCATTGACCAACAAAACGTCACCTCCGTTACCTACAACTCCACAGGCGTCTACACCGTCAACTTTACCTCAGCTCTCGCCAACACCAACTGGGTGCCGATCTGCGCGGGGAAGTGGGGGGATGCGGCGGGGAACAACAACACCCCCTGGGTGGGCGCGCCGGGGCTGAGCAACGCCACCCATACCCTAACCACCTCCGCCGTCACTGTCGCCACGCGGTTCTTCCAGAACTCCGGGCCGTTTGACGCCGCCACAATCGACGTGCTGATTGTGGATGCGGGGTCCTTCGGCGGGGGATCGGACTACTCCGACAGCGTGAGTGAGTCCGTCAGTGCAGCGGATACGGATTCCGCCCTCGCGGTGTTCGCCTCAAGCCTCACGGAAACTCTCAGCGCCGCTGACACTGAGGCCTCGGTAGGGGTCTTCTCCAGCGCCGTTGCCGAGACTGCGAGTGCCGCTGACGCCCTCGCCACTGGGGGCTCGTTCGGAGTAAGTGTTGCCGAGAACTCCAACATCGCCGACCTAGTCTCCGGCGGGACGGGCATTGGGGTCGGGGTGAGTGAGGCCTCCCCCGCCTCCGACGACTTCGACACCGTCCGCTACCTCAACCTAAGTGTGGACGAATCCGCCCCCCTTCTCGACATAACCAACGGCGGGTTCCCCTATTCCGAAGGCGTGAGCGAGTTCTCCAATCTCTCCGACTCCCTCGCTTCGGTGATCTATGTCAAACCCTACCTCTGCTTCCGCCGCGCCGTGCCCGCACCCGATGGCGAAGGCCCCGGCAACCCCGGCGTGCTTTACATTGCATTCACAAGGGACGGATGATGGCTGTTGATGTTGAGGCGATTTGCAACCGCGCCCTGAGCGACATTGGGGCGCGGGTGTTGATTGGGGCGATCACGGATGACAACCCCGCCGCGAAGCAGTGCGCGCTGTGGTATGACACCCTGCGGCAGCAGCTCCTTCAAGCGGCTCCGTGGAGCTTCGCCCGCAAGACTGTGGTGTTGGAGACTTTGGCCCTCCTGACCGACACCCCCATGCCGGAGGGCATGTACCCCTGGCAGGTCAAGTACACCTACCCCGCCGACTGCCTACGGATGAACTACATCCTCCCGCCCCCACTCCCTCCGGCGGACAATGTGGCCCCGGATGTGAGTGGGGGGCCGCTGTTTGCCAACGGGTGGCTGATGCCCTCGCGGAGCTGGCGCTTCCTCCCGGCGTATGACACCGATCCTGATAATGACAACGCCCCCCGTCGGGTGCTCCTCTCCAACCTTCCCGACGCCACGGGCGTGTATGTGGTGGATGTTGAGGACACGACCATGTTCAACGGGAGCTTTGAGGTGGCCCTGAGTGCCGCCCTGGCCTACAAGCTGGTGATGCCCCTCACAGGGAACGCCGGGATGAAGGCGGGATTCAAGGAGATCGCGCAAGAGGAACTTACCAAGGCGAGGGTGAAGGACGGCAACGAGGCCATCCCGTCCTCCGACCACATCCCGGATTGGATCGCGGTGCGGGGATTCGGCGCTTACGCCAACGGCTTCGCTGGCGGTGGTTTCGGCCTCGGGCAGTGGTATAATGGTTGGTCAGATGTGAGTTGGGGGAGCTGACGGATGGCCCAAGCTGAAATCCAATCCAGCCTAAACGCGGGGGAGCTGAGCCCCGCGCTTTACGCTCGCGTGGACCTTGATAAGTACGCCTCCGGCGCGGCGCTGCTCCGCAACTTCATCCCCGATTACCGGGGTGGGGCTATCAACCGCCCTGGCACCAAATTCATCGCCTCCGTGCCTGAGGGCTCCCGCCTCATCCCCTTCGTCCCCTCGACGGAGGAATCCTATGTCCTGGTGTTCTACGCTGGGAGCGCGGATGTGTACCTGAATGGGGTGTTGGTTGGGGGGGTTGAGTCCCCCTTCACCCTCGCCGAACTCCCGCTGGTGAAGTACACCCAGAGCGCGGATGTGCTGACGCTCGTCCACCCGGCCCACATCCCGGTCAACATCATCCGCACGGGGCCGACAACCTTCACGCTTGAGACCATCACCGTGGGGCCAACCATCCAGCCCCCAACCATCAACACCATGACGGCCCCGCACAATGGCCCGTACAACTTCGGCTACCTCGTCACAGCGGTGGACGCGGATGGGAAGGAAGAATCCCTCCCCAGCGGGCCGGGGGTGAAGTCCTCCGAGGCCATGAACGAAACCACCAACCGGGTCATCGGCCTCACTTGGGACGCGCCGGTAGATGGTGATGGCAACCCCCTCGCGGTGGGAGGGTACAACATCTACAAATGGGGGCCGATTGATGCGGTGACGCTGAACCCCGCGACCGTGTGGGGCTTCATCGGGACCTCCCAAACCACCACCTTCACCGACAACAACATCGCACCGGACTTCTCCAAGCAACCGCCGCGTTGGGGCGACCCCTTCAACGGCGGGCAGTTCGAGACCATCAATGTGGATGGGGGCGGAAGCGGATACGATGGGGTGAGCGGGGGGTGGCCCTCCGCAATTCCCTACGTGCCTCTCGTGATCACTGGGGATGGGGCCAACGCCCTGGCCTATGGCGTCGTGGACCACGCAGCGGGCACCCTTATCGGCGCGTACATCATCAACCCCGGCACGAACTACACCACGGCGACCATCACAGGGGACGGTGAGGGCGGCACTGGGGCAACCTTCACCTACCGCCTCACCTCTGCCACCCCACTCTACCCCTCCTGCACTGCGTACTTCCAACAGCGCCGGGCTTTTGCGGGGAGTGACCTTAAGCCCGAGACGTTGGTGATGAGCCAAATCGGGCTCTACAACAACTTCAACACAACGCCGGTGGCGTTGGACACGGATGCCCTGGTGCTGAGCATTGCCGGAGAGCAGATCAACACCATCAAAGCCATGGTGCCGGTGAGCTATGGGCTGTTGCTGTTCACCACCGGAGGCTCCTTCCTCCTCAACGGGGGCTCGCCTTACGCCCCGCTCACGCCCTCAAGCGTGAGCGTGCAGGCGCAATCCTCCGTTGGCATCAACGACCTCATGCCCCTGCGGGTGAACGCCGATGTGCTGTACGTCCAGAACAAGGGCAACCGGGTCCGCAACCTCGCCTTCGCATGGCAGCGGCAGGCCTACCAAGGCTCCGACATCTCCTCCCTCGCCTCCCACCTCTTCGACTCCTACGAAACTGTGGACTGGACCTGGGCCGAGGAGCCCTTCAAGGTCGTGTGGGCGGTGAGGGACGACGGCCGGATGCTCTCCTGCACCTACGTCCCCGATCAGGAGGTGTTCGCCTGGGCGCGGCACGACACCCAAGGCCTGTTCACCTCGGTGTGCAGCGTGCCGGAGGGTGGGGCCGATGCGGTGTATGTGATCGTCCAGCGGTACGTTCCCACGGGAGATGCGGATTGCGGAACTGGGTGGGTGTGGCACCTTGAGCGGATGGCGACTCGCGCGGGATGCTGTATTGACGATGCGTGGTTTTTGGACGATGCGGTGGAGCTTGAGCGCACGGTGGGGGCGGGGGATGTGAGCATTGTCGGGTCGCCGGTTGTGGGGTCCGAGGTTGCGCTGTGCGGGGATTGTGGGTCGGCGGAGTGGTTCACGGGGTTGGACGGGACGGTGGGGTCCTACAGCGGGCCGTTTGACAGCCTTGCTACGACTGCGGGAGGGAACTCCGCCCAACAGCTTGGGTTTTACCAAGCCTCCTCGGGTTCCGACCTCTTTGGCCAACCCCGCTATGCGGGAGAGGGGCGTTGGAGTTTTGTTTCTTGGTTTGAGTACGTCATCCCGAGCGACTACTCTGGCGGCCCAATTTCCTTCCCTTTCACAGCCTCTTGTGTGGGGACGGCAGACGCGCCCACTTCTCCCGGCGCGCCTAACGATGCCGGCATCTCCCTCCGAATGATCATGATTGATGATGGGGGGATTGGAATTAGCGCCTTGGGGTCGAATGACTTCACAGGGCACGAGGTGGGGGAGTGGCTCGACCTCGATCAAGGCCTCCAATACAGCTTCACGGATAAGGGGGTGTCCCACTCTCTCGCCCACAGCTTTGCGGAGTCCAACGATTTCAACAGCGCGACGCCCGTTCCGGGAGGGGACTGGTCCCTCCTTCAAGGTTTTTGGACCGCTGTGGCGAATGGAACATACTCCCTCGCGCCGGGAAAGATTGTCTGCCTTATTCTCTATTCCGATTCCTACGTGGAGGCCTCCACCGGCCAGTACCTTCAACTTGAAGTGAACGACTTTCGGCCGACCACCACTTCCTCGGTATTTGCGGGGGTTGAGGTGGGGGATTATATCTTCACCCCCCAATGTGGGAAAATCCGAGTCACCTCGAAGGAGAGCGATTGTCTCCTCCACGGGCTGGTGGTGAAGGAAATTTCTCACATCCCTAACGACCCCAACGCCTCCCCTCTTCCGTTGAAGGCGGGCGAGTGGGAGTATGTGACCCCTGCGTCCTCGCTCTCCGGGTTGGATCATCTGGAGGGGAAGGAGGTGTGGGCGCTGGTGGATGGAGAGGTGATGGGGCCGTTGACCGTTGAGGGTGGGGTTGTAAGCTTCGGGGACACTGTAGGGGCTAGTATTGTTGCGGGGCTGGCCTACACCTCCCAGATCAAGACCCTCTACCTTACGGTGGATGGGCTCCTCCCCGGCACCATCCAGGGCAAGCGAAAGTTCACCCCGGCGGCGACGTTGAGGGTGGAGTGTACGAGGGGGCTGACGGCGGGGCTGGATTTCGACTCCCTCACCCCTGTGCCGGACCTTGCGGGGACGGAGCTGTTCAGCGGCGACGCTCGGGTGGTGGTGTATAGCGATTGGACCGAGCGCGGGGAGGTGTGCATTGAACAGACCCAGCCTCTCCCTGCCGGGGTGTTGGGCATCATTACGGAGGTGACGGCCGGTGATACGGGACGCTGATCGGAGGGAGGTGGAGGCCCTGGGGTTCACGCCCCAGCGTGCCATCTCTATGAGCGTGGAGGGGAGTGACGCCGCGTTCGTGCAGCGCATTGAGGGCGAGCCTGTGGCGTACTGGGGGTGGAAGGCGCATTCGCTGTTGTCCTCCCGCGCCAATGTGTGGATGCTCTCCACGCCCGCGGCGGACCTCCACCCCGTGGCTTTCGCGCGCGAGAGTGTGCGGTTGAGGGATGAGCTATTAGAGCGCTTCACCGCGCTCTTGGCGGATGTTCACGCCGCCCACACTGTTGCGGTGCGGTGGCTTGAGTGGTTGGGCTTTAGAGTAGTGGCCGCGCGGAGCGTGGGCGCTGAGGTGTTTTACACCATGCAAAGGGACCGTTGATGGGCGCGTTGGCTGGGATTGGGCAAGGGATCGGGCAGGCGTTTAGCCCTGCGGCGACGGCGGAAGCGGGGGCGAAGAGCGCGCTGGGGTGGGGGACGCTTGCCACGGGGGTGCAGGTTGGGGCGGACCTCCTCCAGGGCGCGGGGGGGTTTGAGCAGGCGCAGTACGCGGCCAAGCTGGCCTCGCGCAATGCGGGGGTGGCGCGGCTTGTGGGGCAGGAGGAGGAAAGCGCCGCCAAGGGACGCACGACCGCTGCGGTGGCGAGCGCCAAGGCCCAGCAGGCGGCCAACGGGGTTGAGGTCAACTCCGGCACTGCGGTCAACGTGCGCAATGCGGTCCAAGCCTTCGGCGACATGGACGCGGCGATGATTCACTACAACGCCGCGAAGGAGGCGTATGGGCTTGAGGCCCAGGCGGCGGTGGATAAGAGTGCGGGTAGGGCCGCGTTGGCGGGAGGCGTGCTCAAGGCAGGCGCAAGCTTCCTCAGCGGCGCGTCCTCCCTCAGTGACAAGTGGCAGTCCTACCGCCGGAGCGGAGCAGTCTGATGGCGATTCAAGTTCCCACGGGGCCGAGCGGTCGGTTCAACTCCGCGCCGGTCAACGTCACCCCCCCGCCCAACGGCGCGCAGGTGTTGGGGCAAGGCCTTGCGGACATCGGGCGCAGCGCGCAGGAGGTGAGTGACACCTTCTCCCGCCATGCCGAAGCCCAAGCCGCGATTGACAACAAGGCGGCGGTTGATGGTGCGACGGTGGGCCTCGCCCAGGACCTCGGGCGCATTTCCGACGACTTCGCCAACAACAACAAGGGCATTGCGGCGCAGGAGAACCTGCCCTCGGTGTTTGACGCGGTGGAGAAGGCGCGGGCCGCGCACGCGGAGACTCTCACCAGTCCGGCGGCGAGGGATTTGTTCAACACGCAGTCCCGCATTGCGACGTTGCAGACGACGCAATCCCTCGCGAGGTTTGCGTCCGTCGAGAAGAAGGACTATAACACCAAGCAGATCGACGGGCGGATCACGCTGCTGCAACAGGGGCAGACGGCGGAGAACTTCAACGAGGTTCAGGACGGGATCAACCAACAGCTTGCGGTGTTGGCGACCCCGCAGTTGCAGGGCTGGAGCCCGGAGGAGTATCAGGCCAAAGTCGCCGAGATGCGGAGTAAGAGTGCGTACTCCATCACAGCGGGCCTCGCGCCAGATGATCCCGCCAAGGCCCAGGCGTTCTACGATCAGCATAAGGACGCGATGTTCCCCGCCCAGCGCACGCAAGCTGAGGCCCTTATCCGCGCGTCGAGTGAGAACAAGACTGTGTCGAGCGTGGCGGATGAGTACACCGCGCACGCGGCGCGGGGCACGCCGAATGTCTTTGCGGGGATCGAGGCCCTCACGGCTGCGGGGGCGACCATCACCTCCGGCCTTCGGACCCCCGAGCACAATGCCGCTGTAGGAGGTGTGCCCAACTCGCACCACCTCAATGACACCGCACGGGACCTTGTGCCCCCGAAGGGCATGACGATGGCGCAGTTGGCCGAGCAGGCCCGCACCCTCATGCCTGGTGCGAAGGTGATCAACGAGGGGAATCATGTGCATGTGCAGTGGGATGCCCCCACCAGTGAGGGGGATGCGCTGGATAACCTTGAAACTCATGCGGCGCAAGGGTACGATGCCATTGCGCATGATCCGAGGTTGCACGGCGACCCTGTGCTGATTGACCGCGCCCAGTCCCGCTACTTGCAGAACATCAACCAAGCCCGTGCGTTGAACAACCTCTCCACGGGCGCGGCGAGGGAGCGACTCCAAGGCGCGGCCCTCAGCGCCAACATCACCGACCCGGCGAAGTTGCAATCCGCGTACCCCGGCGCGTTGGAGGATTGGAACGCCCTCAGCACCAGCGCCAAACGCCAGCTCACGACCCAACTCACCGTCCAGGGTAACGCCCCCACTCCCACGCGGGACAACAACTACCACGCGTGGCTGGGGCGGTTGATGAACCCCTCGACCGCTAGCGCCGCAGCGCACGAGAGCTTGGGGGGTGTGGACCTTACGCGGAGTCAGTCCAACGAACTCTTCAAGCTCCAACAGAAGGTGCTAGCGAAGGATCAGGCCACGGCGGCGAAGCAGGCCAACATCGCAGCGGCCCTGGCGAACCCCTACGTCAAAGCGGGGGTGAAGGGCCTCAACGATGAGGACTACCACGTCTTCACCGGGGCGCTCAACGGTGCGCTGGATTCCTGGGCGGAGAGCCATCCGGGAAAGAAGCCTTCGGCGATGGAGGTGGGGCAGATTGCCAACGGGCTGCTGGCGGAGCGGACGGCGCAGGGCACGCGGAGCATCCTAGGCCTCACCGTCCCCACCACCTTCAAACGCCCCGGCTTCGAGGTCCCCGAATACGTGGCGGACAACATTACGCAGAAATTTACCCAACGCTTCGGGCGGGCACCCACACCCGCTGAGGTGGCGTACATCTACCACGGAGCGAAGTGATGGCCGGGCCGGACAAATACGATAGCTTCATGGACCGCATGGGCGGGGATGAGGCGCAGGCGAATGTGGCGGCTGCGCAGGGAGTTGCGCCTGAGGCTGCGGTGCGGGCTTTCAAGTCCGCCCCCACCACTGGCGTAGAGCCCACCGTTGGCATGACCGACCCGGCGTTCGGGGATGGGCTGGCGGAGATGCGGAGGGACCGCACGGTGCTCGATGCGAGCCCCTCGGTGAGAAGCTTCGCCGCCGCTTCCCCCGCGCATGTGGCCGCGTCCAAGGGGGATTGGGGCGTGCTGGCTCACCTCGGGGACCTCGCCTCCGCGTACTCCAACAACTTCTCCGATGTGCGGCAGGCGTGGGGGGCGGTGACGAAGGAGTACCAGCGGCAGACCGCGCCGGAGTATCGCCCTGCGGTGTTGGGGCTGGACACCATCAAGCTTGGGGGGAAGGTGTACGATGCGGCCCTCGCGGCTGCGGCGGACACGAATCCGATGCTGCGGGCGTTGCTCCAAGCGCCGGCCAAGGGGGCCGAGGCGTTCGTGGGGGTTGTGGGTCCTGCGCCGGGTAAGACGCCGGAGGAGTCCACCGCTGCGGTGCTAGGGGCCTTTAACACCGCGTTGCTGGCGGCGGCTCCGGGGAGGCTCAGGGCCTTCGGCGGCCGTCCCCCACCTATCAACGAGGGCACGTTCGGCACACAGGCGCGGATCGCCGGGCCGGGAGAGGTCATTCACGACGCGACCTTTGAGCCCCTTCACCCCCCTGGTGTGAGGCCCACGGACAATGCGGTGTACGCCACGGCAGCCGAGGTGGACGCGGCACATGTGGCGCAGATGGAGGAGGCGGTGGCCGGAAGTGCGACGCACAGCCGCCTCCCTGCGTTGATGGAGGAGTACCTCAACGGGCACACCGATGCGGGGAATGCGACGGTGTACGTCAACGCTGAGACGGTGGCGAGGCTGAGGGGTGAGGGGCATGAGGTGCTCCCGCAGGTGGATGTGGACAGCGCGCTGGCAAGCGGGGCCGATGTGCCCGTGCCGCTGGGGACGTACCTCGCCTCCGTGAGCGGCCAGCCCTACGCTGAGGAACTCCGCAACGCCACCCGCTTCCGTGAGGAGGGGGTGAGTGTTGACGCGGCGAAGGAACTCCCTGCTGCGACTGAGGCCGCAGCGCCAAGGGAGGTCACACCCCCCGAGGACATCCCCCCTGAACAGCACGCTGAGGTCCGCACCATTGCTGCGAAGGTAGACGCCACGGTTGAGCAGGTGTTCAAGGAAAACGCGCTGGACCGCCTGTTCACCGACTCGAAGGCGGCGGGCCTGCCGAAGGGGTTGTTTGAGCGGTATGGGGCGCGGGTTGAGGAGGCCCGAGGGGCGCTCGCCGACCGGCTGCTGGAGCGCACCTACACCCAACTACGGAGGGAGCGCACGCCGGAGTGGAAGGATGCGGTGGCCCGGCACCGGGAGGGCATCGCACAGAGCGTGGAGGCCAATCGGGCGCTGAACGCACGAGCCGCCTTGCAGTACAGTGAGGGTCCGAGGGGCGAGCCGTTGGAGCCCCTCAAGCTTGACCGCGCGAGTGTGGTGGCGGCGTATGGGCAGTCCACCGCCGACACCCTCCCCACCCGCATGTTCGGCTCCGGGGGAGTGGACGCGGATGCGGCGGGGGAGTTGCTTGGGTACGCCTCGGGGGACGAGTTGCTGAATGACATGCTCTCCCTTGAGGCCCAACGCATTGAGGGCGGACACGCCAACGGCAAAGCCCATGTCAAGGCCATGATTGACGAGGCCGCGCAGGCCGCAGCGAGGACGGAGTTGGGGTATGACGTAAGCCCCGAGGGGTTGCTTGCGGCGGCCCGCGAGGCGGTGGTCTTGCCCGAGGTGGAGGACCTTCTCGTTGAGGACCTCCGCGTCCTGGGCGAAACCGTGGGCCTGCCGCTGGACAAGGCGGCGGTGGAGTACGCAGCCAAGCAGGGGTTCGATGCCCTCCCCATGAGGCAGGCCCTCAATGTGAGGGAGTTCGAGCGCACGATGAAACGGCTTGGGGAGGGGGGGGAGAAGGCGTTGTTGGATGACAACCCCCTCCGCGCCTGGGACCTAAAGCAGAAGCAACTCCTCAACTGGTACCAACTCAAGTCCGCCCACTTCCTCGTCAAACGCTACGCCGCGACGGATAAGAAGTTCCGGGGGCTGGCAAAGCGCAAGGCCATTGCGAAGCTGGCCCAACCCTTCCTCGACCAAATCCACTCCATCCTCCCCGGCCTGGGCTATGCGACCCGGAGGGATGCGGGGGAGCTTGCGCAGGCGTTGGACCTGCCCCTGCCGGAGTTCGTGGCCTACGTCACCGCCGCCGAGCCCTCCTTCCCCGCCATCCCCACTCCACTTGAGGGGGACCTCAAGGGCATGAGGGTGGATGAGTTCTATAAGGTGCGGGAGTTTGTGTACGCCCTCGACACCTATGGGAGGGAGGTGAAGAGTGTGCTCACGCGGGAGGGGCGGGCCTCTCACGAGGAGAAGGTGGAGGCGCTGATCGCCCACAGCCCTCCGCTTAAGGCCCCGATCCCTGTACGCCTTGGGGGCCGCAAGACCTGGGTGGAGAAGCTCGCCGCGCGGGGCAAGGCCTTCGACGCCTCCCACCGCAAGATCGCGGATATTGGGGAGTTCTTCGACCAGGGCGCGCTGGGGGTGATGAACGAGGTGGTGGAAACCCCGATGGAGGAGGGGGCCAATACGGAGGGGCGGCTGCGGCATGATACGTACAAGGCTGTGGATGATGCGTACTGGCGGATTCCCTCGGCGGTGCGGAACTCCTACGGGCGGGTGATTGCGGAACACCCGTTCAGCCTGCCAGATGGGACGACCATCGAGGTCCGGCGGGGAGATGTGCCCGCCATCGCGCTGTACGCGGGGACGGAGAGCGGGCTGGCGAAGCTCTCGGGGGGCTATGGCACCATCCCCCCTGAGGTGTTGGCCTTCCTCGACGCTCACCTTACCGAGGCGGAGGTCGAGTTCGTCCAAACCGTGTGGGATAAGTTCGAGGAACTAAGCACGCCGGTGAGTGAGGTGCTGAGGGCCATGACCGGGACGGGGCTGGAAAGGGAGCCTGCGCGAGCTTGGGTGACGCCCTTTGGCACCAAGCGCGGGGGGTACTGGCCGGTGAAGTATGACAAGGCCCTCGATAGGGAGGCGGCACTCCGCGAGACCGAGAGGGCCGTGGAGATTGGCCCCAACTCCATCAGCCAGCTTTGGGCCGACATTGCGCCCAGTCGAGGGTTCAGCATCTCCCGTACGGGGTACGAGGGGCCGGTGCTTATTCGCCTCAGCGAGGTGACGCGAGCGTTCGACAACCACATCAAGTACGCGGCCTATGCCCGCCCCGTTGCGAGTGTGCGCCGTTTCATCAACGATCCCCGCGTGCGGCAGCTTATCACCACGCGGATGGGGGAGGAGTATTACAACCAGTACGCTCCGTGGTTGGACAGTGTAGTGTTGGACTATGTGGCTTCGGATAAGGGTGTCGCGGCCCTTGAAGCCTTTGCCAACGCCAGCCGCCGCAACATGACCGTGGCGGCGCTAGGATTCAGCTACACCACCGGCATCGCCCAGGCCGCAGGCATCCTCAACTCCATTGGCGTGGTGGGGGACAATGTGGCGGACGGGACGGCGCGGATGGCGTGGGGGATTGCGAGGTTTACCCGGCTCGCCCTCAGCAACCAGCTTGAGGCCGCCATCTTCTCGAAGTCGGAGTTCATGCGTCAGCGCCATGGGCAAGTGGAGCCCAACATGGCTGAGGCGATGGAGGCCACGCAGGACTTCGGGGCGGCGGGAGGGGATGTGGCACACAGGATGTTGCAGCTTCGGCACGCCTCACTGGCCTTCATCGGGTGGGCGGAGTTCGCTACGGCCTCAGGCCCCACGTGGGTTGCGGCTGAGGCGAAGGCCTTGGGGCAACTTGGCCTCAGCCCCCAGGAGGCGGTGGCCTACGCGGATCGCGCGGTACGCAAGAGCCAGGGTTCCGGCCGGAAGGTGGACCTCGCAGCCGTCCAACGCGGCAGCGGGTTCCAAAAATGGTTCTACATGTTCAACACCTTCTTCTCCGCGCAGTACCAACGGACGGTTGAACTCGGGCGGGCCGCTAAAGCCGGGGACTACGGCAAGGCCTTCGCCCTTTTCGCCACCGCATTCGTGGCCGCGCCTCTTGCACAGCAGTTCATCTCCCACAACGGCCCGAAGGACTGGGAGCCGGAGACGTTGGTGAAGTGGGCCACACAGGCGGTGGGGTTCAACCTTATGCGGCCGGTGTTCCTGCTGGGGAACTTCACCTCGACGTTGGACCGCAACCTCGCGGTGCGGAATGGGAGATGGGAGCAGAAGTCCCATGACCTCGACTGGTCAGCCGACCCCACCACGCGGTCGGCCGAGGCACTGTGGGGGTTGGGGACTGTGGCCTCCAACGCTGCGGAGGGCAAGCCCACCAAGGGCGCGGTGCGGAAGGTGGCCTTGGGCGTGGGCATTCCCTTCGGCGTGCCGGGGGCCGCGCAGATAGGGCGGAGCGGTCAATACCTCGCGGACCTGCTGGACGGGACGGAGAGCTTTGAGTCCAACCCCCTCGGCATTGTCGCAGGGCCGAAGCCGCAGGAGCGGCGTAGAGGGAGAGACGCACGGTGAAAGGATTAGGTCAAATATTTCCAACGTTGTCCCTTTACAATACGACTCATTTGTGGGGGAGAAATCCCAAACTCTTCGCACATGCGTCGTTGCGTTCCACGCGGTCCTTCGGCAACCCGTTTGCGAATTTCAAGAACTTGAGCTTCTGTCAGTTTTGCTGTGATGCTTTTCTCTCCGTCTTGCATAGTTCCATGTCGCCGCATGTCTTGTTGGTTTTCAATGTGCGTCGCCCATCGCAGATTGGATACATGATTGTTAGAGGGGTTGCCATCATTATGCGCGACATCGTAGGAATAGTGCGGGGGCGGAGGAAGAAAGGCGAAAGCAACTAGACGGTGGGCCAAAAAACGACAAGGATGGCCTGTGGAGTTTCGCAAGATATAGGCTTTGTACCCTTTGGGAGTTACGGACCCTGTTAGAATTTTACGAAACGTCGAACGAGAACTGCGAACATCTCCGCGCTCGTTGATTTCGTATTGAGGAAATCCGGCGATTAAGCGCCATTCAGAAAGGGGCTGTGTCATGGCTAAGAAGTTACCTCGGGGAATTGCAAATTGCAACCCCGGAAATATTGATCGAAACAGTATAAAATGGCAGGGCATGGCCGCCGACCAGTCCCAAGATTCTCGTTTTGTAGTCTTCACCTCCCCGGAGTATGGCATCCGGGCGTTGGGGAAGTTGCTGCTGACTTATCAGTCCAAATACCGCCTGCGGACGGTGAGGGGGATTATTAACCGTTGGGCTCCTCCGGGGGAGAATGACACCGGGGCGTATGTGGAGGCGGTGGCAAAGGCGGTGGGGGTTGATCCCAACGCCACCATCGACCTCGACACCATGGCGGTGATGTTGCCGATGGTGAAGGCGATTATCGCGCATGAGAATGGGAAGCAGCCCTACGCGGACGCGGTACTGGTGGCAGGGTTGAGGATGGCGGGGGTTGCGGATGCGCCGTTGGAGGTGCCCCCGGCCTTGCCCCCTAAGCCCCTGGTGAAGCAGACCTCATTCGTTACCAAGGTCGCGGCGGGGGCGCTCGCCACAGGAGCCACCTGCTCTCAATACGTCCCCCAGGTGAAAGGCTTTGCGGACTCCCTCGCCCCCTATGCGGGCGTGCCGGTGTTCGAGCGGCTGGTGACGGTGCTGATGACGGCGGCGGGGACGCTGTTGGTGGTCAGCACGGTGAGTTCCTATCTCAAGCAACGGGCGGAGGCGAAACGTGTTGGGGTTTAAGTGGACGACTGTGGTGGCGTGGGGAGTGGGGGCGGTGATTGCGGGACTCGCGGTGTGGTGGGTGTTGCAGCCGCTGTTCGCTGCCCGTGCAGGTCGCCATGCGGTGGAGAAGGTTCAGGCGGCGGTTGCCACCGTAAAGGTGGCCGAAAGCGCGAAGGTGAAGGAGAAGGATGATGCGGCGGGTGTTAAGGTTGAGGTGCGGCGGGAGCGCGTGCGGGTGGGGAGTGGGGCCGTTGAGCGTGCTCCTGATCCTGACATCGCTTGGCGTCAGCTCCTGTGCGGGGATGAACTCTACGCGGGAAGTGCGGACTGCGGCGGGAGTGGGGGTGCAAGCGGGAAGCATTGAGGTTCCAGCGCAGGCGAGAGTGGGGTGCAAGGGCGCACCGCTCCCCCCACCCCACCCCACTATCGCGGACTACCGCACGTTCGGGGCGTTGCAAACGGGGGAGCTTGGGGTGTGTGAGGCCCGGCGGGCCTTGGCGGTGGAGACTATGGACTTGCACAACAAGGCCAATGCGGAATTGGCGAAGAAGGTTTTGCCCCGACCTTGGTGGAGGTTTTGGGGACAATAGACCCTAGTGGTTATCCTGGCCCACTAGCGCAACTCGCCCTCGGAGGAATCAGCCATTCCCTCCGAGGGCGCTTTTTGTCCGGTGCGGAGGGCGAGAGCGCGGGCCACAACGGGGTCAAACTCCGCGAGGCGGATCATGGCGAGGGAGGGTGGGGCGCTGGAGGCGAAGAGGTGGCGCACACCGACACGGAGGGCACGTTGGGCGGAGCCCCGGCGTTCAGTGCGGGTGATGCCCTCACGATGGCGGAAGCCCACCACACTGCTGCGGGAGGTGGAGAAGTGGGCCATCAGCTCCGCGTCGGATTTACCAGAGGCGATGAGGGTGAGGGCCTCGACGCGTTTGTCGGTCCAGAAGGTTTTGCGTGCGATGTCGGGGATGCCTCGAAGGCGGTAGAAGACCCAGCTCTCACTCACGCCTAGGCGCTCCGCAGTGAGGCGATAGGAGCCTGTTGCTTCGTAGACCTCAAGCACGCGTTCGAGGGGGATGTTGACTTTAGTGCCCATTAAAGCACTCCTCGATTGGTGATGCGGTCGTTGCCGTGAGGGCCGGGGACGTAGTAGGCGTTGGGGCCGGGCTCGGTGCCGGCGACGCGGGAGATGTACCCCGCTGCTTCCGCCACTGCGATGATGTTGGGGATGGTGTGGGAGGCGATCTTGGGGGCGAGGAAGGCGTAGAGGAGGCCAGCGGGAATGGGCTTGCGGTTGGAGCGGAGGTGGGCGTTGAACATCCAGTTTTTAAGTTCCTCGTGGATTTGGCCGTCTGCGTGGGAAACCATGTCTTTGAAGATTTCGGGCATGTCGGCCTCGGCGGAGAGGAGCCAGGAGTGGGCGAGGTGGAAGTCCTCCGGCCCGACCACCATGCGTTCGTCACTCAGCGCCGCGACCATGCAGAGCTTGGCGAGGTGCATCCACCGCCGGGTGACGTAGTGGGTGAGGCGGTTGTGGAGGGGGGCGTCGGCGTCGCCGGAGGTGCGGAAGGCTTGGAGGAGGGCTTGGGCCTGGGGCAGCCACATCAGGGGGCCTTTGAATTCCCCTACCCGCCTCAATCCACACTCAAGCTCGTCCCTCACTTTCTCCTCCACATCAACCTCCTCGAACATGTTGAGGGGGATGATCTTGTCGGCGCTGTACACCATGATCACGCGGGCCATGAAGCCCGAGGACCACATCTCCTCGGCGATGGTGTTGCCGAGGTTTTGGGTTGCGGTGCCGATGACGAAGGAGATGCCGGGGTTGTTGATGACGACAGACTTGTCGCCTTGGCCGCGCTTTTGTTCCTCGTTCACTGGGGGGCAATCAAACAAATCCGTGAGGAGGCCTGCTAGGGCGTCGTCGTACTTGGACATGAAGTTGGAGAGTTCGGCGATGTGGAGGGCGAGGAAGGAGTAGTCGAAGGGGCGCTCGTTGTGCATGACGCCTTTGGTGGATTTGGCCAGCGCATCGAGCAGCCCCTGCTTGGTGATGTCATTCGGGGCGATGGTTACGGCCCCACTCTTGCGGAGGATTTCGCCCATGGGGTTGAGGGCCACGGTCTTGCCCACGCCGGGGGGTCCGACGAGGAAGACGAAGAGGTTGGGATGCAGGCGGAGCTTGCCGAACTGGGTCCACACGCGGCGTTCCGCCGCAGCCCCCACGCCATGAATTGCGGCCCATTGGCGGAAGACCTTGGGCGTGGGGAGTTCGGCGCTGTAGCGGAGGTAGAGGTCTACGAGGCTAGAACCTCCGGGGGATGGGGCGTCGGAGCCAGTCGGCGGGTTTGGCAGTGGCCCCTTGAACCCGCTTGCGTTCGTCACTTCCGCCCCACTTTCGTAATCCATCAGGATTCCCGTCAACAAATGTCCAATTGGCCTGGTCTGGGGATTTATCTGCGTAGGCCCAATTGAACCCGGTGACGAACTCGCCGGGGATGGAGAGGGACTCGTGCTCGTCGCCCCTGACGAGCGGGATTGTGGCGCGGAGGAATTCGGCGTTGACGGCTTCGATTATTTTGGGAAGGTTGAAGATTGTGGGGACTTGGAAGGCGAATGCGTCGTGGTTTTGGAGGAGGAGTTGGATGGGGAGGGCGTCATCGGGGTCTGTGGGCATTCCGGTGTATTTGATTGAGCGAGCCCAGACGCGGTACATGATGAGGTTTAGGAGTTCACCTACGGTGGATTGGGGGACGAAGGCGATGGCTTCTCGGAGGGTGGAGTCTTCCGAAGGTCTACTAAAGAACCATCTACGACGCCCAAGTGGCGTGTCCAAATGTTGATGGTCCAGGAGTTGCCGCTTGGTCCACTCATGCCACGTTGGTATCGCGGGGAAGGCGGCGAAATAGCGACGTTGAAAGTCTTCGACAATATTCGCAGGTACGCCCACAGCTTGTGCGATGCCGAAAGGTGACCCACGATAATTACTCCCATGCCCCAGTCTCTTAGATATGTCTCGGTAACTGAATTTCGGGAGTTCACGGGAGGGTTGGTCGGCGATGCGACGGTTGGCTTTAGGGTCATCTGTCCATCCCAATTCCGGCCACGTCATGCGGGCCACGGTTGTGTGGAGGTCGCCCGAGAGGCAGGCGTCCCAGTAGGTGCGGGAGCCCGTGGCCTGCCAGACGAGGCCTGCGACTAGGCGAGATTCGGCCTGTTCGAGGTCGGTGGAAATAAGCCAGTGTCCATCATCAGCGCAAAACATTCTTCGCATAGAGGGAGTGATGTTTTGGAGGTTTGTTCCTCGCCCAAAAGCGTTTTTACTTGAAGACCACCTGCCGTTTTCAGTTCCAACCACGTTGTATGAACAACGCATTCGACCGTCCGTGTCGAGAGGCGTGCGCAGCACTGCGAGCATCTTGTCACAGTCACGGATGGTGAGGATGAGGGAGATGAACGGGGCTGCAAATTTAACAGGGTGCGTAGATCGTTCGCGAGGGTCAATGCCTGGGCCTTTCGTGCGGCGTTCCGCCCATTTGCGGAGAGCCTTGTTGTTGGCGGAGGGGGTGCGCTCGGTGCCTCGGGGAGTCTTGCGGAGTTCGTACTCCACGGGGCACCCTAGGGCGGTGTTGAAGAAGGCGAGACATTGGGCGTTGGAGCCAGCGTTTAGTCCACGCGGTCGAGTAGCTCCGTGCTCTTCCACGACCACGCGCCGCCGGGGTTGAAGGGGGAGGCCTCGCTTTCCGATGGGAGTGTGCCACTCCTCACGCTTGGTGCGGATGGTGTAGTGCTCGGGTCCCCAGATGGCATCTGCGAGGAGGTCCAGGCGGCGTTGAGCGTTTTCCTTAATAGCCTGAAAGCGTTCGGTTTCATCTTGCCTCACTTGGGGTTGGACGGCGATGCCCCGGCGGGCCATTGCCATCGCCGGGCCTTGCATGGCCCTCACGAACTGATAGCTGGTGGCGGCGTGGGGGGTGTTGGACTTGGAGATGATGTCGGAGAGGGAGGCGTGGACTCTCAGCGTCACCGCCCCGTCGAGGGCGTTGTAGGCTCCTCGGGTGGTGCTGGCGTTGAGCTGGCCGGAGGCAATGATGTCGTAGAGGTCGGCGCTCCTCAGCTTCAACGCCATGTCGCGTCGCTCCCGTTCCAGATGAAGGTGTGACACATCATCCACCCGTCTAGTTCCCCACGTTCCGTGCGTTGTCGTGCCCAATGCCTCACCTCAATCGGGGCCAGCAACGGCACCCGCGTGGCCTCGTGGAAAGCGGCGGCCTGGGTGGCCTCACAGCAGGTGACGTAGCCGTCGGCGGCGGTGAGGATGTACATTGCGGGGAGGGTCATAGTTCGTCCCTGACGGTGTCGGTGTTGCGGATGGCGGTGTGGAGGGTGTCGAACAGACGGCGGACTTCGGTGAGGGCGGTAGCCACGCGGAGGGCTTCACGAGAGAGGCGGGGGCCGTTGAAGAGTTCTTCGGGGACCTCGATGGTGGTGAAGCGGTGTGCGCAGGACTCACACACTCGGCGACGGCGCGCGAAGGCTCCATTCGGGCGGGAGTCTTTGACTGAGGAGCGGGGGGAGGAGCACGCAGGGCAGGCGACATTGGAAGGTTTGGAGTGGCGGGGAAAGGGACCGCGACGTAGGGTGACGACCATCTCAGTCTCCTGCTTTCACTAGTTCGTCGTGGCGGTGATGGATCATGGATTTCCATGAGGGGACGTTGGCGTGAATTGTGCCGAGGAAGCCTAGGCCCTTCTGTAGCTCACTGTAGAGGGAGTGAGCCATAAGCATAGTGTCCTCGTGACAGCCTCGGGGGGTGATGCCGAGGGTGGGGATGTAGCTGAGGTCGTAGCAGCCGTTTTGGAAGATTTTGATGAGGTCTGGGCGTTCCATCCAACGGCGGACGTAGGACCAGGCGATGGCCTCGGCTTCGGGTGTGGGCCAGTAGTTCGGCTCGGGGCCGTTGACCCAGAAGGGGATGCTGAGGGAGACATCGGCGGGAGAGGGGGTGAAGCAGATGAAGTCCATCTGGCCGCGTTTGGTTTCGATGTCGCAGGCGCAAAGACGCGCCGGTTGCATGTACTCCCGGTCGAACTCCTCAAGGTCCGCGAGCGTGGGGTTGAGCCACAGCTCCGTGTTGTCGAACCGGAGTTCGGGGTAGTGGGACTCGCGCTCGCACTTGGCGAGGTCGGCTAGGGCGACGACGCGTTGGTCCCATTGGCGGAGGATGGAGGAGGGGTGATAGGTTGGCAACACTTTTACAGGCGAAACCATCCCTGGAATGGAGGCTGTATGAACAGCGCCTCGGAGAGAATTGATGCCGAGACCGAGACCGAGAACCCATGTCGCCGTGTTACCCAGGGCGAGGATGATGTTGGGGGAGACGGCTGCGATCTCTTTATGAAGGCGCGCGATCTCCCACGAATGCGCCGTATCCATGTAGGCAACAGGGTTCGAGGCCATCGGCCCGAGGGCGCGGAACTGGGTAGTCTGGTCCGGTGAAGCGTAGAGGTGAAGGTTATTGCCCGAGGGCTGGCGGCTGAATACCGTGGCGACGTAGCAGTCATGGAGGGACATCCCAATGGTGGCGAACATCCGCTTGAGTTCCCACACCCCGGCGAAGGGGCGGGTTTCATCGGGGTGGTCGGCGAGGACGAAGACGCGGGCGTTGTGGGGGCCGGTGGAGGCGAGAGGTGGGCCGAAAGATGACATGCAAGTCCCCCGACTTGGGAAAGGGTGGAGGGGGCGGTGAGGCCCCCTCCGAGGTGGGTGTTAGTCGTCGATGGTGTCGTCGTCTTCGTCGGAGGTTTCATCCTCCTCTTCGGTTTCGGCTTCGTCGTCTTCGATTTCGTCCGGGTCGATCATGGTGGGCTCCGTTGGTGTGAGGTGAGGGTAGCCCCTCCGCCCAACCACTTAGCAGGTTGCGCTCTCCCTTGGTGCGATTACGCGCCTTTCCCGGTTCATATCGACCCAGGCTCTGGTGGGAGAATTCTACGCGGCGGGCAAGACCTTCTTGATGTTGGAGAAGAACTGCCCCTCCTCCTTCCCGGCGCGGGGCTCGTTGTAGACCTTCACCTCCTGGCCTTTGAGGGCGTCGAGGACGTCGCTCAGTTGCAGGCCTTTGACGTCCAGGCCGCAGGTGTCCTCGGCGAGGCGGCGGAGCATGACGATGCCGGTCTTGTCGGGGTCGTTGAGCTGGTAGTCCTTGGTGACGGTCTTGCCGATACCGCCGCCTTCGGGGAGGGAGTCGGTGTCTACGTCATCGTCCGCGCCGGTGATGCGGAAGGTGAGTTCGACGACTGGGGTGGCGGGTCCGCCCTTGCCCTCGTAGAAGCGCTCGGCCCCCTTCCACGAGGCGATGGTGGCGTAGAAATGTCCACCGGGGAGGGAGGGGACGGACTTGGGGATGGAGTCGGCATCGACGGAGAGGTAGGAGGAGAAATCAACGGCCATGAGTTAGGTTTCCTGGTTTGCGTTAGGGTTGGAGTGAGCTTGAGTGCTCGGTGCGGAGGGCGGAGTGCCCTTTGCGGGTGGGGCGGACGCTGGGCCGTGGCCGAGAATGTCCGCGAAGAGGGAGGCCATGCCGGTTTCAACCGGGTAGGATGGCTTGACGGTGAAGGGGCTGGACGTTGCCACTTCCACCACCCCTTGAGGCTGGGTAGAGATGATGCGCTTGGCCGCAGGGCCGGAGCCTTGGGTGCGGGTGAGGACTACTGTGTTGAAGTAGCGGCTCACCACGCGGGAGATTTCCTGCCCCTTGGCGTTGGGGAGGCCCTTGGCCTGGGTCTGGCTCTCCTCGTCGGCGGCGAAGTAGCGGACGTGGGAGTTCACGATGACGTGGGCGGGGAACTCGGGGGAGGTGATCATCTCGATGAAGAGTTTCACGGAGTCCGCGCACCAGCCGTAGTCCTGCAATTGTGGGCGCTGGTTGAGCCTCCCTCCCAGCATGAGGGCCTCGTTGAACGCGGCGTCGGAGAACGTGGTGAGGGTGTCGAGGACCAACACGTCCTGGGCGGTGAACTCCGAGGCCTTCCACTCGGTGAGGATGCGGCCTGCGTCTTTGTAGGCGTGGATGGGGGGCTTGAGTTGGGGCTTGCCGCCGGAGGACACGATGAGGTCGCGGGGGGATTCGTAGGTGATGCGGGCCAGTGCGGCTTTGTCCCCTCGGAGGACGTTGGCGATGATGTCGATACCATTGTCGTAGTCGAGAATCCAGAGGTTGTAGCCTGCGGCTGCGAGGGAGGCGAGTGAGCCGGACTTGCCGGACTTGCTGTCCCCGAGGTTGAGGAGGCGGATGAGTTGGGAGGTGGAGTGGGTGGCGAGGGAAGGCATTCAGTTCACCTCGTCCCGCCCGGGGATGATGAGCGGGGGCGGACGGAGGTCCACGAGGGGCTCGGGGACGGCCTCAAGGGCGTTGTGCATGAGAGTCACTGCGCAGACCACGTAGTCGCCGGGGGAGAGGAAGCTGCCGAAGGCGCGGGGGATGATGAGGCCGAATTGGCCATCGTCGCTCGCCAGCGTCAGTTGGTGCTGGTCCTCGCTGAGGCCGGTGACGCGGAGGTTTGTGGTGGCCGAGGCGGCTTTGGTGTTGATGCGGGATTCGGCGGGCATGGGGGTTCCTAGCGGGAGGGTGGGGGTTGGGTGGTATGGTTCGGGCGGTAGATGGCGGTGCCGATGTGGCCGACCTCGGAGGTGAGCTTCGGGTCGCACCAGATGGTGTGGCCTGCGCGCCGGGCCGCAAGCGACCAATAGATGTCCTCGCTCTGCGTGCCCTCGGGGGTGGAGAGGTAGGCGAACCAGGGGGTGGGGAGGGTGTCGAAGACGGAGAGCTTGATGAGGGTGCAGCCGAGGGGGATGTGGAGCATGGGATTGAGCCAACCTTTGGGTTTGGCATTAATGTCCACAGCACCAAGCATAGCGTGATCCCCCGTCCGCCTCACATACGTCGCGCACACAATATCAACGTGATGAGCCACAAGGCGATCCAGAGTGTCCGGGGGGAATACCATGTCACTGTCGAGGAAGAGGATGTGCGAGGCATTCGCCGCCTTCGCCTGGGCCACGAGCGCATTGCGGGCCTCCATGATGATGGAGCCGGTTTGGTGGATCAGCGCCACAGGAACATCCCGTGACAGTTTGCGGTCGTAGGCGCGCTTGCCCAACATCGCCGCGAGGGAGAAGGCGAACTCGGCGGCAACCATGTCGAGGGTAGGGACGGCGATGACGACTTTCACTGCTGCACCTCAAACAGGTCATCGAGGTTGGTCGGTTGACCGTAGGCGTCAGCAGGCTGGTGGGAGTAGCGGACGAAGGCAACCTCAGTGCGAGGGTTGATGGAGGTGATCACTCCGTATTCGGAGGAAGTGTGACCGGGACGCCAATAGCGCACTCGGAGGCCGGGGATGGCGCGTTCAAGTGGGAGCATCGGTGCGCTCCTCTTCTGCCCCCGCCGCGACGCGGAGGAGGTGGGCGAGGTGGAGTGCGGCGGCGGGAGTGCGGAGGAAGAGAGAACACTCGTCTCCGATGGAGAAACAAATGCTTCCGGTGTCGAGTTCCATGCACTCTCTCAAGTCTTCTTGGGATGCGTGAATGCAGGTATACGCGCGAACGGCCATCAGATATCTCCTCGGGCTTGGTTGGGGTTCCACTGACGCTTTACGTAATCCTCCCTCAGGTGGGCCTCACGGTGGGAGGGGCTCACAGCGCAGATTTTCTTGAAGCTGCACAGGAAGCAGGATTTGTCATTGAGGGGCCAATGGTTGGCTTCGGCGTTAGCGCGGGCCTGGCGGATGTAGAATTCGGTGTCCCGGAGCCATTCGTCCAACACGGCCTGGGGGCGGGGGACTTGGCCCGTGCGGAAGCGGGTGAAGTTGACGCCGATTTGGGCGGCTTTGACCAGCACCCCCCGCACGGGGCGGGAGAGGATCACCTTTCCCGCGACGGAGTAGAGGGACATCTGGTTGTTGGGGGTGTATTGTTGGAAGTAGGCCGCATTCAGCACATTCTTCGTCGTCTTGTCGTCGCGGACCCAAAGGTCGCCTTCGGCCTCCACAACCTCGTCCATGTGGCCGCTGAGGGCCACGGTTTCCCCCCCAATGTCGTACATCTCGAATTTGAAGCTCAGCTCAACGGCGGGGCGTCCGTTGGCGAGGATGAGGGTGGTGAAGGGGGAACCCAGGCGCTCCTCGGCGTTCCACACGAGGGAGCGGATGAGGGTGTAGCGGTTCTTGGTGTTGGAGTCGGGGTGCTCGGGATCGGACCAGGGGACGAAGACATTCATCCCGCATGTGCATGTCCCATCATAGGGAGGTGCAGAAGCAGGACAATCGGGGTCGTGATGGCGCGTGCCCGAGTTCTCCAACGCCCACCGGACCATGCGGAGGGTAGCGGCGTCGTGGGAGGAGCCGCTGGCCTTGGCGTGGGCGTAACGTTCGAGGGCCGCAGCATACAGACCCCCGAACATAAGATGCAGACCGCGATGTCTTGGCTCCCACCCGTCGATCATTTGGTATTTGTAGAGGCGAGGGCACATCTTGTACCAACCAAGGGAGGTGCTGTCCCAGACGGTTTGCCAGGTGGGGAGGGTGGGGGAGAATGGGGAGAGGGCTTCACTCATCATAAAACTCAACCGACAAGCGATGATGGGCGGCCTCAATAGCAGTTTGAGCCCATTCATCTTCGAGAATACGAGCGGCCCAAGCCGCCCCTTCTAAGAACTGTTGCTGAAACATAAAGATCACTTTGCGGTGACGATGAGATTCCCCTCGCACAATGGCCGCAAGTTGCGCATCAATGGCTTGTCGGGTGAAGGGTGAGGCCGTGTCGGTCACGCGAGGTGCTCCTCGGCGATGACTTTGAGGGCATCTAGGGCGTCGTTGAGGGCATTGGCGGCGTCTTCAACGGCCTCGCTGGCCGCGAGGACTTCGAGGCGTTCGCCGAAGCCTCGGGCGTAGCAGGCACGGGCGGACTCGGCGGCGTTTTGGAGGCGGCTGAGGGCGCTGAGGAACTGCGCGGCGGGGGAGGCGGCGAACATGGTATGGTGCTCCCAGCGGCGGAGGGCGGCGGCGTGAATTTGGGCGTCGGTGGCGGCGACGTAGGGAGTGTCCATGCCGGACCAACTCACCCCGGCGGAGCGGAGGCCTTCGCGATACTTCCATCCAGCGAGGCGGTTGGCCTCCTTGGCCCGCTCGTCGGCGAGGAATTCGTCGAAGGTGGAGGGGAGCTTCGTGCGTTGCTCGCTCACTTTACTTCCTCTAAATCCTCTTTAGGGATGGTGAAGAAGGGGTATGCTCCGGTTGGGTCAAGAGTCACGGAGCGATGCTCTATGCCGGTCATACGAGAGTCGTCGTTGGCACAACCGTAGTCGTAGCCGTTACAAGAGTAAGCAAGGGTTCCCACCTCCACCTTACTCGCGGCACGGTCTGCGCGGAGAATGCGGAATGTGCTCACTTCGCCCTCACGAGGATGGATTGGGCAGGGAGGAGGGTGACATCGAGGGGACCGGTGGGAGAGGGGGTGCCAGAGGCCGGGGTAGTGAGGGTCACGCGGGAAGTGAAGAGGGCCAACGCCGCGAGGGCGGATTTCTCCGAGGCCAGGAGGGCGTTGAGGTCGGCGCGTGAGACGACAACAGGATCGCCGGGGAGGGAAGAGTTAGGAGTGCCCGTTGCGGCGGTGAGGCGGGTATGGAAGTCATCGGGGGGAGAGGTCATGGGCGGTCCTTTCGGGGTTCGGTGGGGAGGGTCATAGCCTGTTCCTTTCGCGGATCAGCGCCCGTTCGATTGCCTCGCAGGTGACGGCCGGAAGCCATTCCTCTCGGTTGAGCCCGATACGGAGGTTCACCCCCTCGTGGGGCTTTCGCTTGAGGGCGCTCCAAATCCCAATGGCGTGGGCGAGCGCGGCTTTGTCGTCGGCCCGGCTCATGGTTCCCCCACCCCCTGATCAAGGGCGGCGCGAACAATGTCTTTCGCGAAATCTACGGCAGCGCGCGGACTTCCTTGATAAATCGCTCCGAAGAACTCCGGGTTCGCGCAAATGCCCTGTAGCGCTGCGCGGAAGATCGCAGCGAGTCCCTCGTAGTTGTGCCAATCGCTCGGCAGGGGTGTGGGCTCGCTCACATCGTCTCTCCCTGGGTGTTGCTTTCGGTCGGATCGATGGTGGCGCTCGCGCTGCAACTCGTCATGTTCGAACATCGGACAGTCGTTGCGGCAGATTTCGAGCTGCGCGCTGCGTTCTCTCAACGCCCCTTCCAGCACTAGGACCCTAGCTCGGAGGGAGGTGAGTTCGTCGGCGCTCATGGCTGTTTTCCCCCGCGAAGGCCACGAGCCCCGGCGCTATACGGGCACTCCCAATCGCAATCCTCGGTGCCAGCGAGAGAGCACATGCGGTAGTCGAACTTGCCATTGATCCACGCGCCGCACTCAAAGCCGTCTTCCAACTCATCATCGAAGTCGTCGTCGTCGAAATCGGGTTCGTAATCGGCGATCACGTCTTCTCTCCCTTTTGAGCTAGGCGCGCGACGGCTTCGTGTGCGGCCATGGCGTGTTCCCGGCTTTCAAAGCCGATCACCACACGATGGCCACTCAGGTGCGGCTCGCTCATCACGTAGGCGCGACGCGCTAGGGTCCTCTCCACTTCCGAATTGGTCGCCTGGGGCGGGGAGGAAGAAGGGGGTTCATCACCCGCAAGATTGCCTGCACGACCTTCGCTCGGACTGCTGGTGCTGCTCTCCGATGGAAGGCGCGCCCAATGGCTGATGATTGTGTCGCTGATGTCGGCGTAATCGCGGATCACTTCGACGGTTCGCCCATCAGCCCTTTCCGCGTCCACAATCACATGGGCACCAGACCCAGAGGCGACGCGCTCCGTGCGCAGCGTCAAGCCGGTCCATCGACTGTTCTGCAAGGCCAACTCCCGCAGATAGCTGTCGCAGTGCGGTGAGCACGGATAAGCAAGCTGTTGAACGCGAGCACGAAGGCATTCCAACTCGTGCCGCTCTCCAGCGGAGAGGGGAACATCAGTCGCGCCGTCAGGCGCTGCCTGCACTCTTCCACCGGATGAACCCTGTCCTTCAACTGCGGGAGAGGGAGCGGAGAGGGCTAGGATGGCGTCGGCTTTGGCGAGGGATGCCTTGTCCGTAAAGTTGTCGGGGTCGTAGCCGCCGTGCGGATGATGGCGCTTCACGTGCTCCAGATAGCTGTCGAGGACCTGCCACGACGGCGGATCAATGATCCTCGCAATAGCCTCGCGCATTTCAGGTGTCTGGCTCATCGATCGAGCCTCCAGAAAATGAAAAGGACCAGCAGCACCAAGCAGATCGGTATGAGAAGGTCGGCGCTCACTTCGTATCTCCAGTAGATTGGGAGAGGGCGGCTCGGGCAATCCCGGCCATCTGTGAGGGGCCAATCGCACGGAAGGGCGGCGCGCGGTCCTCGGTGCCGTTGCTGATGGTCCGCAGCGCCCCTCTCAGCCTCTCGTTCTCAGCCCTTAAGGAGAGGGTGAGGGCTTCGGCGGCTACTAGCGCCTCAGTGCGGCGCTCAAGATTGGCGCTCAACAGGTTGCGCATGATCTCGGACGCCTTGAGTTCCCCGTCCTTGGAGGTGAGGAGGTCAGCGGCTCGCTTCAACAACCTTGGCCCCTCGGGGGTGTCATCCACTCCCCACGGATAGGTCCGCAGCTCCTCAACCAGTTTGGCTTGGTCAGTCATGGGTGGGGAAGAGGGCATTACAGGTCGTCCAAGGAGATTTCGCCGATGGGGGTGTCGGCCTTGACGGCTTCGGCGGGGGTGAGCGAGGGGGCCTTGGCGCGGGTACCCTTAGGCTTGAGGCTCGCGGCGGCTTCCTCGGCTGCGAAGGCGTTGCGGCGGCGGCGGAGTTCGAGGATGAGGGCCATGATGTCGGAGTCGGAGAGGGTGAGGGGGTCGGCTTCGAACAACGCGGTGAGGGCGGAGGGGTCGGCGGTGAGGAGGGGGCTGGTGGTCACGTTCACGTTCCTTGGATGATGACGATAGGTTTTCCCTCATCAACACGATCTTCGACATATTGGGGTTCAGAATACTGGCAGTCGCCCTCACTCCGCATGAACACCTCAGCATTTTGGGGCATGTCAGAGAGGGAGAGGATGAGGTCGAAGACGGTCATTGGGCGGCCTTGAGTGGGGGGTTTAGCTCAACCAGCGGGCCGCAGCGGCGGCACTTGCGCACGCCCATGACGCGGGTGATGGGGCGGTGGGAGCATTTGGGGCAGGAGGCCATGGGGCGGGTAGCTCCGATTGGGGGAAGGTGTGAGGGAGAAGGGACTTCGTCCGTGGGAGTTCCACGTCCCTTCTCCCCGCGACCTTTCTACAGGAAGAATTACTGTAGATAAGAATTGCATATGCAATTCTTATGCGCCCGCTCCTCTGGAACTGAGGGACACGAGGTTACAGACGCACAGGGCGGACGGGTTACGCCTCGGGAGTTTCCTTGGCTGAGGGAGGAGCCGGGATGGCAGCGGCTTTGGCGAGGTCGAGGTCGGCGAAGGAAACGGTGCCGAGGCCCATGGCGGCCTTGAGTTCGGCCTTCATCTTGTTGGCGTTAGCGGCGGAGACGCGTCCGATGATGGACTTCTCGGTGGCGAGGATGGCGTCGTGTTGGGCGGAAGGGACGGGGCCAACGATCCAGCCCCAGGTTTCGGAGGAGTCGAAGTCAACGGGAACGTCCTCGTAGCCGATGGCCACGACCTTGGCCACGGTCATGCCGTGGCGGGTGGAGGTGGTGACGATAACGAGGTCACCGGACTTGACCGTGGGGTCGAGGCATTTGAAGAACTTGGAGGGATTGTTGTTGCGGTCGTTGGTGGGGTCGTATTCCACACGCGCGGGGCGGATGGAGTCTTCGACGAGCATGACGGAGGCGGAGAGGTTCATGAGGAGTGGGTCCTGGTGGGGTTGGAATGGTGAGAGAGTTTTGCGTTTGCTTGATTTCTTCGCCGTGATGCGCCCTTGAGATTAAGGCGCAAAACTCTCACTTCTCGCTCGCTGCTCCCTTGGGCTCGGCTGGGGTCACGGTCTGCGAAGGGGAAGGATTGACTTCGTTGGCCTTCATCCAAGCGTGGACGGAGGTGCGGGAGTAGCGGACGGCTCCTCCCGCTTTGATGTAGGGGGGGCCTTTGGAGCGGGAGCGCCAAGTCATGAGGGTGGCGGGTGCGATGCCGATGAGGACCGCGCACTCTTCCTCATTGAGGTAGTGGGGGAGGGAGGCTGCGGGGTCGGTCATGAGGAGCCTTGGCGGGGACTGATGCTGCAAGATGGCACAAGGTTTTGTGCCTGTCAAGCCCCTAAATCTAGGGCTCGGTCGGCCCTGGGGCACTAGGGCTGGCAGGCCTGACGCCCGCCCCCGCCCGTCGCAGCAGGCTCTCACACCCCGCCTGGACGAGGGCGCGGATGATCTCATTGACCCTTCCGGGGAACATCGCGGTCAGCAACTCCACATCCTCGCTGCGCAAGCGTCCGGTCCATTTGGTGGTGGAGATGGGGAGGCGGGGGGGCATGGGCTCAGCCCTCAGAGGACGGGATTGAGGGATTTATAATCCATAGTGTGCCGCGTGGGTCTTGGGGGCTGGTGCGGATTTCGAGGTGGGCGAGGGAGGGGTCGTTGAGCCTGCGGCGGGCGGCGTAGAGGAGGGACTTGACGCGGGCGGGGTCGCCTCGGAGGCGGAGCCAGATGCCGAGGGGTTGGCCGAGGGCGGCGTACCAGAGGGCGTCGAGGGGGATTGGGCCGTTGGGGGGGATGGTGAGGTCCCCGAGCGTGAGGTCGGGTTCGCTCACGCGTTGAGCCTGCGGAGGATGCGCTGACGCTGATCGGCCTTGCGGTCCGCGTAGCGCCCGGTGAGGACTAGGGAAGCCCAGAAGGCTAGGTTGCCGAGGAAGGCGATGGCGGCGGTCATGCAGCGAGCCTCAGGGCGGGCCAGCGGGGCTGGCGCTGGGCCAACTCCGCCAACAGCAGCGCGAGGGAGTCCGCGACGATGAATTCGCCCTGGTGGAGCACGCTGAATTGCTCGCACTCCCCGTCCCACTCCGCGAAGCGGATGAACTCGCACTCGTATTGGCGTTCGATGAGGTCTCGCATGGTGGCCTCCCTTGGGCCGGTGAGGGGAATGAGGTCCCCCTACTAAACGGCAACAGCCCCCAGGGGTGAGCCTGGGGGCTGAGGACGACGGACACTGAGCGGATGGCTAGGGGGTGCAGGGGTGCTTGTGGCCCTCCCTCGTGGTCCGGTGTGGGGGTGGCTTCGCCAAGGCAATCGGTAGGTCCGGGGGTGGGTTGACCGTTGCCTTGGCGAAGCCCGGAGGGGGAGAGTTGGGCTCGTCCCTCCGTTTGGGGTGCGCCTACTCGGCGGCGACAGGGGCCTCCACTTCGGTGGTTTCGGTGAGGCCCGCGAACAGATCGTCCTCCGGCTGGGTGTCCATGTCGGCGATCTGGGCCTGGGCCTGGGCGGTGAAGTGCTCGCCGTCGCGGGCGATGAGGGCGTCCAGGAGTTCGTTGAACTTGCTCACGCCATCGGCGTTCTTCACCTTCATCAGCGCGCCGGGCTTGTGACCGGCGGCCACGAGCTTGCGCTTGAGTTCGATGGTCGCGAGGGTGCGGGCCAGCGCGGCGACTACGTCGGTTCCGCCGGTGCCCTTGCCGCCCCGATTGGACTCGCCGAGGACGTAGCCCTCGTACTTGGCCGCGAACTTGGCCGCGTGGTCCCAGGTTTTGGTGGAGCCCTTCTTAGCGGCTTCGGCCCGGCGGATGTCGCCGGAGTAGGCGTTGCCGATGACGCTGGCGAGGTTGGAGTTCAGCCAAGCGGCTTCGCCAGCGGTGAGGGCGTGGCCCTCGGAGTAGGGCATGGGGACCTGGAATTCCAGCCCCGCGAAGGTGCGGGTGGCGGTGGGGACGGAGGGATCGACGGCGGGCATTGGTGGGTCCTGGGCTTGGGGCGCTGTGCGCCGGGGTTGGAAGTGACGCTCACACTCTAGTCACGCGCGAGGGAGGATGTCAAGGGGGAAGGTGATGTGGGTGAGAGGAAAACCGGAGAGAGGTGAGGGCTGTACGGTGCGGGGTGTGCGTGTCTAGAGGTCGTCCAAGCTGATGTCGGTGATGGGGACCGTTGGAGCGTAGCGGAGGCGTGACGCAGCCTCGCGTCGGGCCTCGGCGTCGTCAAGGGCGGCTTGGCGCTGGCGGGCGCTCTCTGCGGCTAGTGCGCTGCGTTGCCGCAGGCGCGCGGCGGGGTCGAGCGTGGCGAGGTCGGGGGGCTCGGCGGCGTCCAGGGTGCGGCGAATGAACCCCGGTTCGGCCCGCTCCTGGCGCAGGAGTTCCGCCAGCAGCGCGGGGTCCTTATGTACCGCCTGGGGAGCCCCGTAGGCGTGGAGGCAGAAAGCGTCATCCGCCGGGAGGTAGAGGATGAAGGGCACGCCCATGTTGACCCCTCCGCCAGTGTGACGGAGGGAGTGAGCGCTCAGCCTCAGTTGGAGGACTTGATCAACGGTGAGGGTCAAGGGGTTCTCCGTATATAATGAGTGCGGCCCTCAGTGCGTGCTCGCACGCCTCCCGCTCAAGGGCGATGCGGTCAACGCATTGGTGGAAGGCTGCGCGGTGGAGGGTGCGGCGGGTGAGGGTGTTGAGTTCGTCCCGCGCACAGACGGGACACTCTTCGGCGAAGTCACTGTCCCAGTGTCGGTTGTGAGTGTGACAGTAGATGAGGCTCATCCCCACACCCCGCAAACCCAAAGCCCAATCCCTACGGCGACGGCTCCGGTGAGGACGAGCCACCAGGACGACACCGGGCGGGAGTGGAAGTGTTCCATGTTATGAAAGGCGTGGCCGCTGGGGTTGTCGTTGGCGGCTTGGGCGACGCGGTAGCGTTGGTCGGAGGCGAGAGTGTGGGTGTAGGGGTCGCTCATGGGATGGGTTCCTCTTCGTCATCTTCCGCTTCGATTAGGCAATCAATGCAGCGGAGTTTGGTGTGCGAGCCGGGGACGTTGTCACAGCCGTCATCGGAGTCTTTCAACTCCTCGCACACGTCGCAGTAGAACATGCTCATTCTGGACGCTCCCACGAGAACACCCGCAGGGTGGGTTTGGCGAAGGCGAGGCCGCGTGAGGCGTACTCCTGGCGGAGGGCTTCGCGGGCGAGCGCTCCCCGGAGGGCGGGTGTGAGGTGAACGGTGCGGGCTGTGCGTGGTGAGGGGGTGGGCATGTGAGTGTTCCTGGCGTTGCGGGGCG